GCTCCACAACTCCCGCTAGGCATACACCTTTCGCTATCCTCGGCGCATGCCGTACGCGCCTGAGTACCTCCACCTCGTCATCCCCGACACCCGCTTCGAGGCGTGGCTGTACGGCCGCAACTCCGACGACGCCACTGGCGGAGGCGAATCCGTTGAGGCGCAGCTCACCACCGGCCGCACTTTCTGCCGCGACTACGACTGGCGGATCCTGCGAGAGTTCAAGGACGTAGGCATTTCGGCCAGCCGCCACGGCACAAAGGCCCGCGGCGACTTCGAGGACCTCCTCGACACGATCGAGACCACAGCGCCCCAGCCGGGCGTGCGCCGCATCGTCGTAGCCTTCGAGGCCTCTCGGTACTACCGCAACCTTGAGGAGTACGTCCGCCTTCGTGCGGCCTGCCTCCGTGCGAACGTGCTGCTCTGCTACAACGGTCACGTCTACGACCTCAGTCGACGCGACGATCGCAAGACAACGGCTCAACACGCGGTTGACGCCGAGGACGAGGCGGAAGGAATCCGGGACCGCAACCTGCGCACAACCCGGCTACAGGCGGAGGCCGGGGAACCCCACGGCAAGCTGCCGTACGGATTCAACCGCGAATACGCCTTCGTCAACGGGCGCCGCCGGTGCACCGGGCAGAATGAAAACGCTCAAGGCACATTCGTATTCCAGGCCATCGAGCGCGCAGATTCCGGCCATTCCATCCGCGCCATTGTGCGCTGGCTGCGGGGTGTACCTGAAGCTTCTCGGCCTGACGGCGCGGACTGGAGTGAAGACCTTGTCCGCCGCATGCTCCTGAACCGCGTGTACCTCGGTGAGCGTGCCCACCATGGCACCTACCGCAAGGCTACGTGGGACGCAATCAAAGGCCTGCATACCGCAGCTGGCCGCGCGATGTTCAACCGCGTCACTGCGAAGCTCAACGATCCGGAAAGACAGACGCAACGTGGCACCGGGGTCGTGCATTTGCAGTCCCTGATCGCGTTGTGCGGAGAGTGTGGCGATCACGCGGTTCTGGTCTCACGCCCCAGCACCCGTGCGGGTACACCAACGCTGTACTGCCGAGACGCGCAGAACGTGGCGGTCCAGGAAGCACTCATGGATGCCTACGTCGAGGAGGGGCTGATCGCGTGGTTCAGCGACAAGAAGCGCGCTCGCGCTGCGCTGGTCCCCGAGGACAGCGCCGTCGAGGAGCGAATGAACGCATCGCAGCGGCTCATCAACGGCTACGAAGAGCAACTCCGGGATGCACGTACCTTGGCCGAGACGTTCGACCCTGACACAGGGCAGCCGCGCCTTTCGGTCGCCACCCTGGCAGCGTTGGAGCAGCGCCTGCTGCCGCGGCTGGAAGCAGAGCGGAGGAAGTTGCAGGCAATGACGGGAGTGTCACCGTTGCTGTTGTCCATGCTCGATGACGATCCAGACCTCGTGTGGAATGGTCGGCCTGCGACGGAGACGGAGCCAGCACGGCCGCCCTTGTCGTTGGAGCAGAAGCGTGAGGTGCTCCGCAAGGTAGTGACGGTTCGTTTGCACAAGGCCAGCAGGCCTGGATTGAGGAAGCTGGAGCCGGGCCGGATCACCCTGTCATTCATAGGGGAGCCTGGGTTCAGGGCCCGACCACTCCGTGCTCGCGAGAAGCCTCCCGCTCAGGCGCCGTCTCCTGATGCTGCTTCGGGAACTTGATGAGATTGGAGCGTGGTACGGCGCCAGGTTTGAGTGCGCCGGATCGTTCCATCTGGACGCCCGTAAGGAAGGCGCTCTGCTGTAGTTGTAGCCGTTCCTTTTCGACGCCGGCCTGCATCGCTTGGCGTTCGGCTTCGAGAGTGGCTGCCATCTGAGCCCGTGCGGCGGCCATGTCCCTGGTGAAGCGTGCGTATTCGGCTTCTATGCTGGCGCGGGCGGCGAGGTTCGCTCGGAGCTCGGCCTCGTACCCTTGCCTGGCTTCGGTGAGCTCCTGAGTTTGCGCTGTGGTGTCGCAGATCCATCGGCGAATGGTGATCAAGGTGATCGCCGTGAGGGCGATCCCGACGCCGAGGACACCAGCGAGAGACCGTGGGGTGTCCCCCTTGATCATTCCGTGAGTGCCGATCAGTAGACCAACGGTGAGCGTCAGCAAGCTTGTTGTCGTGATCGTTCGCGTGCCGCCGGTGAGACCCATCCACCGCACCCCCATGTCACATCTGTGCTGTAGCCCCTCCGGAGGTGTCGCGGGAATCGTCGGCGGTTGGCGCGTTCTTCAACGTTTCGATGAAGCCGATGAAGATGTTGCGGCGTACGTCGTCGCGGAACCCGAGTCTGTCCGCAGCTTCCTCCGGAGTGATTTTTTCGGAGCCTACCTGTGACTGATTAGTTTCGGACAGTGTCTGCTGAGACTCAAGTGCTTCGTCGGGTAGGTGTCCTGCCAAGACGAAGAGTTCAAGGGCGGGGATGCCGCTAGCCTCGGCCAGGGCCGGGAAGAACTGGATGTCTGGAATCGTCTTCCCGCGCATGAGGCGGGAGACCGTGCCAGGGCTCATGCCGGTGTCGTCGGCGAGGCGCTGTTGCGAGCCGTACTCGGCGTAGCCGGCGGCCTTGAGGGCGGGGAGGACAGCGTCGAAGAACCGCTGGCTCCGGTCGTGGGGGGCATCCGTCATATTCCGCACGCTACCTGCCTCGCAAGGCAGTAGCCATAGTTTGCCTCGCGTGCAAGTCTCGCCATCCAGCCACTGACCTGCATCGATACAGGTAGCGCGCATTAGCGAACGCTTGTTCGGTTCGAACTTTTCCCTGCCGAACGAGGAACCTGCCTTGCGCGGCAGACTTTCTTGAGGCAAAGTCTTCCTCGTGAGGCAGAAACCAGCCGCTACCTGCGGAAGGGGGCAAGCCCCCATGTACAGGCTGAACACCAACAAGCTCCGGCAGAAGCTCAAGGAGCACGGAAACCCGACCGGCCACACCATCCAGACGAGGGCTGGCGTTAGTCAGACCACCTCATACCGGATCCTGCGCGGCGAAGCGCAACCTGACCTGATCACGGCCATGCGCCTGTCGGTCACGTTCGACTTCGACCTGCGCGACGTCATGGACGAGGTCGACGAGCCCACGGCCGACAAGGCCATCGCGTGACGCGCGCCGAGCGCCTCGCGCTCCTCGGCCCCGAGATCGTCGAAGAGATCCGTCGCCGCGTTGCGGCTGCTCCGGAGCCACCTCAGGAGTTGGTCGAGGAACTCCGGCGGATCATGACCCGCCCTGGAGGCGTGGCGGTCTCCCCCACGCCAGCGGCTGACGCCGCCTGACCCACCCCGTACGCGCCGCAGGGGCCGCCCGACTTCCCGGCCCGGCGAACCCCCACGACTACGGCGCCTCAACGACAAGAAATCGAGGTCACCGATGACCCTGAATCCTACTGACCTTCCCGGTCGGACCAGTCTCACCAGCACCATCCATCTCCCCTTCGCCCAGCAGATGCAGATGCTGGAGAGCAACCGGCTCGCCGTCGAAACGGAGTGCAACGTCTACGGCCTCCCGGCCGGTGCCCGCATGGAGGCAGCTCCGGACGTGGTGCGCATCCTCGCCACGGACGTGGAGACCCTCGGCCACTGGCTGGACGTTCGGGGTGGCACTGTCACCGTGGCGCGGGCCGGTGACGGGGTGCAGGTGTGGTGCCTGCGGACCGCGACGGAGGCGGAGCTGCCGAAGTTCCCGCCGGTGACGGTGCTGGTGTCGGTATTGGTGACCGACGACGAGCAGATGATGCCGGAGATCCGTGCGGCGGTGGCGGTATGAGTGCGCCGACGTCGCATGATCCGGTCGCGGTCAACACGAAGGACGGCGTGGTCTGGATGCGCCGTGCGGTGACCGAGGACGGGCGTGGCCTGTACGCGATGGACGGCGCGGTGCCGTGGTGCCCGGAGTTCGTGATGGCTTCGCTGTCAGATCTGGCGGAGCGGGGGATCACGGGGTCGGCGGATGTGCTGCCGGTGCCGGTGGGCCCGGAGCCGCAGGCGCTGCGCGACGCCGACGAACTGGCCGCGTTCCGGGCGCTGGAGCTGGGAGACGTCGACGGCAGGGTGTCGGCGTCGTGTGGGAAGCCCGGCCACCCGACATGGTTGCGCAAGGTTGACGACACCCGTGCCTGCCCGTGGTGCGTGATGGATCTCCAGAACGATTCGCTGGTCGCTCGGACGCACCAGTTGGCGCTCTACCAGGAGATGGAACGCAACTTCTGGGGCAACCAGCGGGTGGACGAGTCCCTGGCGGCGGTCGCGAATCGGCGGATCGCCGAGCTGAATGAGGAGCGCGACAAGCTGCGGGCTCGGGTTGCCGAGTTGGAGGCCGAGAAGCAGCAGGCGTCCGCTCTCGGGGCTGCTGCCGAGGAGCGCCTCGCTGCGCGGATCCTCGGTGACGAGGCCGCGGCGGACGAGCTTCCCGAGGTGGAGGTGCGGGCGCAGCGTGCGGCGCTGGTCGCGATGCTGCCGAAGGCCCCGCCTCCGGTGCCGATGCCTGGTCAGGGGCCGGAGCTGCGTGCGGCGTACGGGGTGTGGGAGCGGGTTGCTGGGGTGCTCGGTGTCGAGCTGCCGCAGGGGCCGCCGATGTCGGTGGCCGAGTCGTCGGAGAAGCTGCGGCTGTTGTTCGCCGGGGCCGAGGCCATGGGCATCCCGCTGCCGCCGAGGGGCGATGACTCGCCTGAGGCGGGTGATGGGTCGTGATGCCCGAGTCCCTGCCTTCCGCGATGTGCCTGGCGACGAGCGTGTACGCCGCGCTGTCGGTACCGGTGCTGCTGGTGCCCGATGACCCGCAGTGGCCGTCCGTCCGGGAGTTGATCGAGACCCGGGCCGGGGACCGGCTGCTCGTCGAGGCCGCCCGCGCCCGTGACACAGCCCGGGATGTCTGGGCCCGTGCCGCGCAGGCGGCCGTCCTTCTGCTCCGTCTCTCCGCCCGCAAGGGAGCCGCACGATGAAGCACCGTATCGAGGGCCCGACCCCCCTCACCATCAAGGCCACGGCCACTGGCGCCGAGATCGGCCTCGCCAGCTTCCTCAAGCTCGTGTTCCTGGAGCTTTTCGAGGACGCCGACGGCGACCCGTCGTCGTTCGCCGAGGAGTTCGCCGACATGCACTCGTTGTCGCAGGCTGCGCAGCGTGGTGGCGTCGACTGCCACGCCCGGCACGAGTTCGACGAGCGGCTCGACCAGATGATCGACCGGTACGCGGACGAGGGCACGGTGAAAGTGCCGTCGTGTGGGGTGACGCAGCTCGCGGCTGTGGTGCGGGAGATCGCGGCGCCGCGTCCGGTGCCGGGGCAGCGGGGTGCCGCGTGAAGAAGCCCGTGAAGATCAACGGCCGCCTGACCATCACCCCGCCCATTGGCGCCTTCTGGACTCAGGCGGACTGCGCGGACGAGACCGCGACCATGCGGTCCGAGGTCTGGCCTGCCGTCCGGAAGTTCATCGCCGAAAACTACCCCGGATACGGCCTTGCGTTCACGGCCGACGACATCGCCATCTGCACGCTCTGCGGCTTGGAGTTCGAGGCGCTGACCGCCGACGAGGCGGCCGACGAGGCGACTCGGCAAGACGAGCACAGCGTGGAGGGTGAGCCGGTGTGCTGCTACGCGGCAATCGGCGAATTCCGTGCAGAGCGGGGCATCCCGCCGCTCGTCGAAGAGCAGCGCGGGATCGGTGGTGCCGCGTGAGCGAGACCGAGATGACGCCGGAGGCCGCGCTCGTGCGGCTGCGGCAGTACCAGGAGCGGACCGCGCCGACGTGGTCGACCGCGTCGTACGGCGGCTCGTCGGCGGAGGTGACGCTCGCGGAGATCGGGCGGGTGCTGGCCGCTGAGGTCGAGACGTTGCGTGCGCGAGTGGAAGAACTGGTGCGGCAGCGGGACGACCTGCTCGTTGAGGACGCGCTCGCCGAGCGGGCCCGTGAGGGCGAAGAGCCGCTGGTCGTGTCCCGTTTCGACACCGCCATCGAGCCCGCCCCCGAGGAGGAGCCGGTCCTGACGATCGGCGCGATCGCCGAGGAGGGCCGCCCGGTCGCGCTGCTGCTGGACGTCGAGAGCCGCGCGAAGGTCGCCGCGTGGCTGTCCATCCCGGCGCCGCGGCCAGCGTCGTCGAAGGAGCGGCGTCTGGAGCAGCTCCTCGACACCATCCGCCAGCACGGCGGGACGTGGACGACGCAGCGCGTCATCGAGTTCCGCCGCCGTCACGGGCACGCCCCGAACCGCGCGACCGCCCGCCAGGACCTGGCCGAGCTGCATCGGCGCGGCCACCTCACCCAGCACGGACCGGCCAACGGCCGCTTCTACCTCCTCGCCACTCGGAAGGACGGCCGCCGATGAAGACCACCGAGCGCGCCGGGGCCACCACGGCCCCGGCCGCCGGGCCCGACCGGATCCCTCGCCCCTCCCAGGGCTGGTACCGCGTCCCCGGCACAGACCTCAAACTCCGCCGCGTCACCACGATCCTGTCGCAGGGCTTCCCGAAGCCGCAGCTCGTGTTCTGGGCAGCCAACCTCACCGCGGCCGACGCCTTCGCCACCCTGCCCAAGCTCGTCGCCGCATCCCTGCACCCCGCCGACAAGGAGGAGGCCTACGACTGGCTTCGCAAGGGCCACATCCGCAAGAAGGACGACCGCGCCGAGATCGGCAGCGCTGTCCACGACCTCGTCGAGGCCCACGTCCTGGGCACACCGATCCCCGAGGCGCTCCTCGCCGACGAGGAACTCGCGCCGTTCCTGGACAACTTCCTCTCCTTCGTCTCCGAGTGGGGCATCGAGTTCGAGGCGTCCGAGATGGTCGTCGGCAACCTCACTGACGGCTGGGCGGGCAAGCTCGACTACCTCTTCCGCTCCGCCCGCATCGCGGCCGCGCTGAAGGTGCCCGCCGACACGCTGTTCATCGGCGACACCAAGACCGGCGGCGAGCTCGACGAGAAGGGCGTCTACCCCGAGGCTGGCGCGCAAATGGCCGCCTACCGGCGGGCCGAGGTGGCGTGGCTGCGCGACGGCACGCAGGTGCCGATGCCTGGTGTGCACGACGTCGGGATCGTCCTGCACCTGCGCCCCGAGGGCTACCGCCCGATGCCGCTGAAGTGCGGCGACGACGTGTACGAGACGTTCCGGCACGTGCAGCAGGTCGCCGAGTTCCAGCGCGTCCTGGCCAAGTCCGTTGTGGGTGAGGCCCTCACCCTCCCGACCATGGAAGAGAGGGCCGCCTGATGCCCATCCTCGATCTGCAAATGCGGATGCGTCAGCTCGGCGAGATCCGTATCGGCCGCGTCGTCGCCACCGGCCGCGTCTCCAAGAAGACCGGTAAGCCGATCCTGCGGCCGGAAAAGCTCGACAAGTTCCGCTTCACCTCTGCCTCGCGGGAGATCCTCGCCAGCGTCGCCGAGCTGTACGGCGGCGAGGTCCAGCCGTGGACTCCGGCGAACGGCGGGCCGAGCGAATTCGAGGTGTTCTCCAACGTCAACCGGCTGCCGGTGCTGATCCCGCCGCGTGACGCCGTCTCGCAGTGGTACGAGCTGTACGCCGGATCGCAGTGCAAGCGCCGCTGTGACGGGCGGACCGAGCAGAAGTCCGACCGGCCCTGCATGTGCGACCCGGACAATCGCGACTGCGCGATCACGACCCGCGTCAACGTCATGCTGCGCGACGTTCCAGCGCTCGGCCAGTGGCTCCTCGTCTCCAAGGGCTACCACGCTGCCGTCACCCTTCCGCCCGCCGCTGAACTCTTGGCTCAGGCCGGCGGGTACGTCTCGGGGTGGCTCGGCATGGAGGAGAAGACGGGCCTCGTCAACGACAAGCCGACCCGCTTCAAGGTGCCGACGCTGGACGTCGAGATCACCCCGGCCGCGCTCATGGAGGGGAAGGTCACCGGGGCTCCGGCCGTGGCCAAGGGGCCCGAGCGCGTCGCGATCACCGGCGGACGTCCGGATTACGCCGCGCTCGCCGACGTCGCCGACACGGCCGAGGAAGTCGCCAAGCTGTGGAAGCAGGCGGTCGACGCCAAGCACATGGACGACGCGCTCGCCGCCGTACTCAAAGCTCGTGGCGAGGAGCTGCGGGCCGAGGAAGCTCCGCAGGGTGGCCCGCACCCGGACGGCGCACAGCGAATCCTCAACCCGGCCGACTACGGCGACGTGCCGCCGGAGCAGGGCGAGGAGCTCGTGCACGACGTGGAGGTCGTCGAGGACGACGACATCGAGGGCCTGTGGTTCCAGATCATCGCCGCCGCCGGGCTGCTCGGCCTCACAACGGACCAGGTCGAGCAGCAGTTCGCCGAGGCCAACGGCGGGCTCCACCCGTCTACCGCCTCCGCCCACCGGCTCCGCGGCTTCCTCGCCTCCCTGAAGGGAGGCCGCGCATGAGCTGGCACACCGGCCGCCTGTGCGGCTTCGATCTTGAAACCACTGGTGTCGACGTCGAGAACGACCGCATCGTCACTGCCTGCGTCGTCCAGTGCGGCGGCGGCCACGACACCGCGTCCGGCACCTGGATGGCCGACCCCGGAATCGAGATCCCCGAAGGAGCCGCGAAGGTCCACGGCATCACCACGGAGCGGGCCCGCGCGGAGGGCCGTCCCGCGGCGGAGGTCGTCGAGCAGGTCACCGCGGCGCTCACCGAGGTCGTCCTCGCCGGGACGCCCGTCGTCGCGATGAACGCCTCCTTCGACCTGACGATCCTCGACCGCGAGGCCCGCCGCCACGGCGTGCAGCCGCTGATCGACATCGTCGGCGACGACCTTCGCGTCATCGACCCGCGGGTCCTGGATAAGAAGATCGACCAGCGGCGACGCGGCGCCCGGAAGCTCGAAGACCTCTGCCGCACCTACCGGGTGAAGCTGGACGGCGCGCACTCGGCGGACGCTGATGCGATCGCCGCGTGCCGGGTCGCATGGCGGATCGCGCAGAAGGTGTCCGCGATCGGGTGCGCGTCGCTCGATGTCCTGCATGCACGGCAGGTTGAGTGGGCGCGCGAGCAGGGCGAGTCGCTGGCGAGCTACTTCCGGCGGACGCCCGGCAAGGAGCACCAGGCCGCGACGGTGCGCGTCGAGTGGCCGCTGATCCCCGCGCCGCGCGAGGGAGGCGACCGCTGATGCGCCTGCCCAGACTCCGCCGCCACACCCCGCCCGCCCCGTTCACTGCGCCGCAAGCCCCGCCCCGGCCCGTGCTGCTGCGGGAGGACGCTCTCGTCCGCCAGCTCGCGGACGGCTCGGTAGAGGCCAACGGGTGGGCGCCCTGCCCGGCCGAGGAGCGGGCCCGGCTCCACGCCCTGCACGCGGACGGCAGCCGCACCTGCTGGACCTGCCGCTGGACCACCCAGGGGGACTCATGACCACGCCCACCAAGCCCCGCAGTAACTACGCGCGCGGCCGAGACCTCGAACACCGCGTCCGCAACCACCTCCGCGAGCAGGGCTACGAAGTCCTCCGTACCGCGGGTTCCAAGTCGAAGGTCGACCTGGTGGCGCTGAAGAGCGGCCAGATGCTGTTCGTCCAGTGCAAGCGGTCCGGTGCCCTGCCCCCGGCGGAGTGGAACGGACTGTGGGACCTCGCGCAGATGGTCGGCGCTGTACCGGTCCTCGCCGAGCAACTGGCGCGCGGCCGTCGGTACTGGAGGCTGACCGCGCGCAAGGACCAGCCCGGTAAGCGGCAGCCGATGGAGGAGCTGAAGCTCGACGAGTTGGCTGGGGTGCAGTGGCCCGAGCGTGAGGCGGTGACCCGCTCATGAATATCCGCCCGGACATCGCCGAACTCCTCCGTGCCGGCCTCTCCGACCGAGCCATCGCCGCCCGGCTCGGCGTCGACGCCACCAAGACCGTCGCACCCGCCCGTCGAGCGCTGGGGCTGCCCACGGCCCGCAGCGGCCGCAAGCCCGCCGCAACCCCGGAAGCTCTCTTCTGGCAGCGCGTCCAGCCCACTGATGGCGGTCACCTGATCTGGACCGGCTCCCGATGCCGTGCCAGCGGAGCCCAGGGCGGGTGCCCGACCTTGAGGTACGGGGGCCGCCAGTACTCGGCGTGGCGTATCGCCTTCCGCCTGCGCTACGGCCGCGCCCCGGAGGGCAAAGTCGCGCTGGTCTGTGGCGTGGACGGCTGCGTGGCGCCGGATCACACGGAGGACCGGCGTATCCGGGAGCGGACCAGCGCCACGTTCGATGCGATCTTCGGTGGTGCGTCATGAGCCGCCGCTCCGCTTACGGACTCGGTACCCGCCGCACCGCCGACTGGCGCGACCTCGCGGCCTGCACCGACGCCGAGCCCGAGGACATGTTCCCCGAGGGCAAAGGCAAAGACCCCGCTGTCCAGGACGCCCGCGCGTTCTGCCTCCGCTGCCCCGTCATCCACGAGTGCCTCATGGACGCCATGCGCGCCGAGGGGGCGGCGGGCAAGGACAACCGGTGGGGCGTACGCGGCTCCCTCACCGGGGACGAGCGGGCGGCCCTGTACCGCCGTAACCCGGGCAAGTGGGCCGCCTACCGGACGCGCGGATGAGCGGCTCCCGGCGCCGCCGCGCCCCGCCGACGCCCGAGTACGTGCCCGGGACGCTCCTGGGCTGGAACGACTCCAAGCACTGGGACTACGACGGCCCGCGGCCCTGCCGCTACTGCGACATCCCCACTCAACTCCGCGACTCCCACGGCAGCCACGCGCACAAGACGTGCGCCGAGGAAGCCCTCGCCCAGCAGGCCGCTGAGGCGGCCGACGCCTACCAGAACGGAACCACCTGATGCTCTCCACCCGCCGTCGGGCGTCCGCCGCGGCCCTGGCCACCGTCCTCTGCCTCGGCCTGCTGGCCGCCTGCGGCGACGAGGACGACTGCGACACCGATGCGCTCGCGCTGGTCGCGGTCGACAAGCCGCGGCCGGCGCCCGCGAAGCAGGCAAAGCCGAAGCCCAAGCCGAAGGCGAAGGCTCCGCGAGTCGACGTCGACGACTGCGACTGACCGCCCCAGACCGGCGGCCGCGCCCGCTCCGTCGCGGCCGCCACCCGGGCCCGCCCGCACCTCCCCCCGGCGGACGGGCCCGGGAACCCAACCACCCAGAAAGGCACAGCACATGACCACCACCCGGCGCCCTCGCCTGAAGGGCACCGACCGCGAGGAGACCGCCCGCCGCGCTGCCGAGCTGTACGCGCAGGGCTGCACGATCGCGTCCGTCGCCCGGCAGCTCGACCTCTCGTACTTCCTTGCGCGCACGCTGCTGCTGGAGGCCGGGGTCACACTCCGAGCCCGCGGTGGCTGGGGCCGGAAGGCGGCCGCCTGATGGGACTCCAGCACTCCGTGTACCGCGGTTACGGCTTCGAGATCCCTGCCACCACCGACTTCGACGCACTCGACGAAGCCCTTGCCGAGCAGGAGCCGGACAGGCGTGTTCACCACTACTTCCTCGGCGACTTCGAGCAGCTCTTCCTCCTCGTCGCCGCGGAAGAGGTCGAGGAGAACACGGCCACCGCCCTCACTGCCGCGGACTTCGCCCGTTACGAGATCCCCGCGTGGACCGCAGCCCTACACCGGGTGGCTGTCCGCCTCGGCCACGGTGCGCACCCGGAGCCCACGTGGCTGGTGCTGCACGACCACAGCTGATGGACAGCACGAAGCCCCGCACCAGCACGGTGCGGGGCCCACGGAGAGGAGAAGACGGTGTCAGGACTCGGCGACGTTCCGCGCGGCCCTCACGTCCCGCTCGACGGCCTGGAACGCCTCGTCGAAGATCCGCGCGCGGTGCACCAGGTCCGGGCGGTCAGCGGGCTCGACGCCGTCAGGCAGCGAGGCGAACTCCCGGAACTTTGCCAGCACTTCTCGGTTGTGAATGGCCTGTTCGTAGTCGCTGACGGAGACGAGCACGGCCTGCGGCTTCTCCCGCCGAGTGAGCACGACGGGCGCCCCGAGGAGACGTACCTCGGCGATGACCTCGGTCATGTTCGCGCGGGCGTCGGACACGCCCATGCGCTTCTCGGCGGACTGCTGCATGCGCCCAGGATACACACAAGCCCTATAGCCAAGTCCGTCGCATTGTACAATTCAGGAGCAGGGGTGACCCACCGAAGACCGCCGTAAGAGGCCCTGGTTCCGCGCGCCCAAAACCCCTGAACTTCACGCACGAGAAGAGCACTTCATGGCCTGGTTCGCTCTGGATGACGGGTTCGACACGCACCCCAAGGTGCGTAAGGCGGGCAACGCCGCCGTCGGCCTCTTCGTGCGCCTCGGCGTCCACGCAACCCGGCACCTCACCGAAGGCCATCTCGACGGCGACATCGTCCGCAGCTACGGCACGGCTCCCAACATCCGCAAGCTCCTCGCCGTCGGAATGCTCCACGAGCACGGCCACGCCTGCCCCCGCTGCCCCCAGCCCGCCGAGGGTGGCTACTACATCCACGACTACCTCGACTACAACAAGTCCCGCGCGCAGATCGAGGCCGCCCGCGAGGCCGCCCGGAAGCGGCAGAACCGAGGACGCGAGAACGCCCGACGGAACCGGAATGGGCGCGGAAACGGCGCCGAATCGAGCGCGAATCGCGACCGATTCGAGGACGATTCGGCTCCGAATCGCAGCCGAAATGACCCCCCGTTTGAGGACAGCACCGCAGGTCAGAGCGAAGCGTCACGGCGTGACACCCACGAGGGTGCAACGGGTGTCCCCTCCCCTCCCCTCCCCTCCCAGAACTACGGGGTGGCTGATGTAGGTGGGGATAGTGCGGGTAGTGGGGCGCACGCACCCCGGCCTGACGGCCCCTCCGCAGACCTCGCACCCATCGACGCCGACGGCTTCACCCTCACCGACGGCATGCGCCGATGGGCCCACCGCGACGGCTACGCCTCACTGATCGACCTCGACCACTCCACCGCCCAGTTCGTCAGCCACTACCGATCCACCGGCGCCCGCCGCCGCTCCTGGCCCGACGCCTGGCAGAAGTGGATACGCGACGACGCCAAGAAGGCCGCCGAGCGCCGCTCCGCCCCACAGCAAGGCGCCTTCCTCGTCCCCCTCCCCGGCGGCGGCCAGACCACCCCCTCCCGCCCCTCCACCACCGACCAACGCGTCCGCGACGGCCTCGCCCTCGCCGCCCGCCTCCGCGCCAAGGAAGCCGCAGCCCAAAACACACACCGGGAGACCTCGTGATCGACAGCGAAGCCGCCGAACTCCTCACCCGCGCAGCCGCCTTCGACAACCGCACCATCGGCGAAGCCGACGCCACCGCCTGGGCCGCCGCCCTCCACGACCTCCCCTGCGACAACGACACCCTCCAGGCCGTAGCCCGCTTCTACTCCGCCCCCGCCGCCCCCGGCGAAACCGGACGACGGTGGATCGAACCCCACCACGTCCGCACCCACCGCGCCGCCATCCGCAACGAACGCCTCGGCACCACCATCCCGGCCTACAAACCGCCCACCGAGCCCGAGACCGGCCGCGACTTCACCACTCGCCGACGAGCACAGCTCACCGCCATCGCCGACGGCCGCGAAACCCCGCTCCCCGTCCAGGCCCTCACCGGCGGACCGCACCCCAGCGTCGCCCGCGCCCTCGCCGGAGTCGGCGACATGCCAGCCGACCACCAGCCCTACATGCCCGCCGACTTCCGCGAATCCATCGGCATGGCCGCCACGCCGCCCGAACTCCACATTCCGTGCCCCAAGGACGGCTGCCACGCCCTCGCCCGCCAGCCGTGCAAGACACCCCGTGGCCACCGCCGCGCGACCCCACACCAAGCCCGCACCGACGCCGCCCGAGGAACCGACAGGAGCGCCTCATGAGCCCCATCCGCCCCGAAAACCGCGACCGCTACCCCGCCGACTGGCCCGACATCAGCCTCCGCATCCGCACCCACCGCGCCGCAGGCCGCTGCGAATGCCACGGCGAATGCGGACGCGGCACCCACACCGGCCGCTGCCCCAACCGCAACGGCGGCACCGCCTACGGCACCGGATCCCGCGTCGTCCTCACCGTCGCCCACCTCGACCACACCCCCGAGAACAGCCACGACGACAACCTCCGCGCCATGTGCCAGGGCTGCCACCTCCACTACGACCGCCACCACCACGCCGAGACCCGCGCCCGCACCAGACGCGCCGCCCTCGAAGCCTCCGGCCAACTCTCTCTGGGAGGCACCCCATGATCCGCGTCGACCTCCCCGACATCCCCACCACCGACCGCCTCATCGAAGCCCTCCACGTCGCCGCCGGCACCCGCCCCCACACCCCCCAGGCCGCTGAGTGGCGCCGCCTCGCCCACGACCTCGAAGCCGCCCTCGACGCCCTCGGACCCGCACCACCCGCCCAGGTCCACCAGACAGCCGCCTGACGCGGCCAACCGAACGCCAAGCCATCCCCTCGGCCGCTCATCCGGATACCGGACAGACCGCGCACAACCAACCCAAAGGAGCAACATGTACCCGGCCCTCTTCACCACCCCCGGCGTCCGCCAGTTCGCCGAGGAGATCGACGCCGAACGCCAACGCCAGATCGCCAAGTTCGGCGACCAGCACCACCCCGACGGCACCGGCCTGACCCTCGATCAACTCGCATGGGCCGAGGAGGCCCGCGAGCGCTGCCAGCAAGCAGCGGCCGACGGAAGCCTCTCGTGGGCGCACATCCTCGAAGAGGAGGTTGCCGAGGCGCTCGCCGAGGCCGACCCGGCCCGTCTCCGAGAAGAGATCTTGCAAGTGGCTGCAGTCTGTGCGGCGTGGGTGCACGACCTCGACACCCGTGAGGCATGCCCCAAGTGCAAGACCTCCTACGAAGTCCTCGGACATCACAAGACCCGGACCGGTCGGGGCTGGTGCCGCAAGTGCGCGTCGGAGTACGAGCGCCTGCGCCGGGAGGCGAACAAGGACGTGATCAACGCCCGGCGCCGTGAGGTCATGCGTGGCGGTGGGTATCGGGCCGGGCGCCTGCGCCGCTACGGCCTGACGCCGGAGGCCTTCGAGCAGATGGCCGAGGCCCAGGGGAATGCCTGCGCCATCTGTCGGGACCCCGGGGAGCTGCACGTTGATCACAGCCACGACAAGGGGCATGTGCGCGGACTGCTGTGCAACAACTGCAACAACGGCTTGGGCCGCTTCCGCGACAACCCTGACTTCCTGCTCCGTGCTGCCGACTACGCGAAGGCGACGGCAGACGCCGCGTGGGTCGCGGACATCGACAGCCGCACAGCCGCCGAGGAGCAGCCCGCCGCCGGCCAAGTCTCCGCCCCGCTCCCGCCCGAGCTGGTCTCCGCGATCCTCCGCGACCCTGACAGCCCGTACTACCCGTCCCAGATCACCGTGGTCTGCGACCACTGCGGCGCCGAGGACACGAGCGACTACATGGTCCGCGAGGACATGACCCCCACGGAGCGCCTCGGCGTCGCCCGCATGCACCTCGTCGACACCAAGGGCTGGGAGCACGACGCCAGGGTCGGGGACGACTTCTGCCCGGTGCACGCCTCGACGAGCGCGGCTGAGTGCGCGGCCTGCCGGACGCCCTTCGACCCGGCGGACTCCCGGCACGACGGCCGTGCCCGGTACGGCCTGACCGACCACTGCCGCTGCTGCGTCGACCGCTGCCACGAATCCACCGACGTCGGCCACCGCTGCCCGGTCTGCGCGTGACCGCGGCCACCGACCCGACACCACGAAGGAGCACCATGTCCGATCGCCCGTACACCGACGACGACCTCCGCGCCGAAGCCGCCCGCCAGCACGCCACGCTCGCTGAAGACCCCCACTTCATGGGCGTTGGCGAGCGGATGGAGGACGCCTGGGTGCCCTCCGTCGAGACGGCTGAGGACGGCAGCGCCCGCACCTGGACGGGACTCCTCGTCACCCCGGACGAGACTGGCGACGACGAGGACTACACCGCGTTCGGCGAGGCGCAGCGGACGATCTACGACCTGATCACCGGCGCGGCGGATGTGTCCGAGTGGGCGATCAACCTCGGCGCCGACGGCCTGACCCCGTCCACCGAGCACGAGATCACCCTCGACGCAGGCGAGCAGCCGCTGGCGCGGGTGCACTTCGCGTTCTCGCCGACCATGCCCGCCGAGATCCGCACCGCGTTCGTCCAGGGGCTCGGCCAAGCGATCGACGACGCCGACGCCGCCCTCGACGAACCCACCCTGGACGGCGACTGCGACGGCGACGTGTTCGAGCTGATCTCCGACATCGCCAGCCGCCTACGCGACGCCACCGACAGCGGTGAGTACCACGCCGTCGGTCTGATCTACGACCTCGCGAACGGCCGGACCACGGTCACCGAGGCGCGCGCTGAACTGGCGGAGATCACGCTCCGGCATGTCTGACAGGACGGCCCGCCCCGTGGCTACCGGGGCGGGCCGCACCACCCAGCACACCACACCAGCCCTGGAGACGACCATGACCGACCAACTAGCGCTCGACATTCCCACCCAGCCGCCCGCCCCCGACCGATGGGGCGTCGTGGTCGACGAGGTCCTCCTCAACAGCCTCCGCACTGCCGCAGGAGCTTGGTGGGCCGTGCAGTCCGCGCACTTCTACCGCAGCGGGAAGCTCCGCCACCTCGTCGCATTGCCGATCGGCGGCGTCACCGAGATCGGCCCCCTCGACCTTGACGACGCCGAGTTCGCCCGCGACCACCTCATCGAAAGCGGCGTTCATCCGCGGGCCGTGACCGCTCGTCGGTGGACGGAGCAGCCGCACTTGCCGGGTTGCCGCAAGGCGAAGCCCTGCCGCCTGTGCCGGACTACCGACTCCGCCCCGTGACCACCCGCCCGGCCGACACCACCAGGAGCAGTCCATGCCCCAGATGATCATCTCCACCTCAGCCGGACCGATCACCGTGGACGCCGCCGAGCCCGTACCCGGCCTGCACGTCTACGAGATCCCCGCTCACGTCAGCCCCATGTCTTCCTACCGGTGGATCCTCGCGCACCACGAGGGCGCGGCCATGGCCTCCTTCGCGACCGAGAGCGCCGCGACCGCGGCCGCCGTGGTCATCGCCCCACTCGCGGACTGGACACGCAACGCGATGACCACGGCGAACCAGATTGGGCCGGGTGGCACCAAGGGCTTCGTGGCCTTGCTGCGCAACACCGGCGGCCAGCACCCCAACGCCTGATGCACGCAGGCACGCCCGCCCGTGTTGGAGCCATGGGCGGGCGCACCACGCAGTCCATCACGATCCGACCGGAGATGACCATGACCGACCGCCCGACCACGACCCCGACCGACGGCCTGACCGGCCAGCAGAGCGACGCACTGTGGGATGCCGTCGCGATCCCCGGACCGGACGCGCCCACGTTCCCGGAGCAGCACGACCGCGTGTGCCGCGCCGTCGCCGAGATGATCGCCATGGCGACGGCCGTGCCCGAGGTGGTGCCCGTCGACGACACCGACCGTGTCCGCGACGATCTGCTGCGGGCGATCGATTTCAACTTCTGCATCGGCCCGCTCGGCTACGCGTCGCCGGAGGCGCTGCTCGCCGCCTACGACGCATCCCGCCCCGCCGCGCCGCCTGCGCCCGCCCAGATCTGGATCGTGTGGGCCGAGGACTCCCACGCCCTCGACCACTGCACCGACACCCCCACCGCGCAAGCCGCGGCGATCGAGCACCACCGGGACGCGGAAGGTCCCGGCCACGAGTTCGTGTACGGGTGGCATGAGCGCGACGGGCACCTGGAACTGCGGGCCGATGATGTCGACACCGGGCTGAGGGTGAGCCGCGCCCAGGTCCACGGCCCCACAGCGCCCGCCGACCGGGACCGTCCCTCTTGGAGGGCGACTCTCCGAGAGGCGGCTCGCCTCGTCGGCGAGTTCACCGGCAACACGTCCGACGCCAACGCCCTGATGCTGGCCCGCCTGGCCGACGGCACGCCGCGCCCGAACGATCCGACGCCCGTGAACCCGGCGCCGCCCGCCGACCGGGGCCGCCCGGACGGCACGTTTGTCCTATGGCTTGACGCCCCGGACGGATCGGTCGCAACACACGACGGCGTGCGGTGGCCGGACGGGACCGCGACGATCCACCACCGGCGCTTCGGGTACACCAGCACGCACGCGACCCCGGAAGCGGCAGCACAGGCGGCACACGGCAAGCAAGAGCGCATCGTGTGGGCCCAGTTCGCGCCCGCCGACCGGGACCTCCGCGACCGCATCGCCGAGGCGCTGTACCCGACCTACGGGCAGGAGGACCGCACCCGCAGCCTGGCGATCGCCGACGCCGTCCTGGCCGTCCTCCCTGCGCCCGCCGACCGGGCCGCCGTGCTGCGCGAGGCCGCCGACTGGTTCCAGGACCGATGCGTCAAGCGGTTCTTCGGCACCCAGGTCGCTGTGGAGCTCCGTCGCATGGCCAACGAGGCGCAGCAGACCGAGCCCCCCGAGGACACCGCCGCTGATGACCTGACGCTGGACGAGGCGCGGCAGCTCGTCGACGACCTCGGCCTCGACCTGTACCAGGCGCAGGACGCGCTGGCCTTCGTCGAGGAGTGCTGCGTGATCGCCGACCGCGAGGGCCGCACGATCACCACGGCCGACGTGCGGGAGTGGTTGAAGGGCGCCCGCTGCGGGCGACAGCTCCTCGCGGACCGGGCCAACGAGGCGCAGCAGAACGGCACCCAGCCGTGAGGCGCCGGTGCGTGCGCGGGCACTTCATCCCCGCCACCGCCCCCACCACCGCCTGCCGCTGCACGATCCGACCACGCCACCTGCGCCGGTACCCCTTCAGCGGCGACATAGGCGGCCAGGGCCTCGGCGCCCGCAGGAAGGCCATCCGCACCGTCTGGCCTGTGGGGAGCTACCTGTGATCGAGGCCTTCGAGGTGCTGTTCCGCGCCTTCATCTGGTGGATCATCGCCGCCGCCGTCGTACTCACGATCGCTCTCTACGCCCTCGCCGCCATCGTCGCGTGCGCCTGGCAGGCCCTCAGGCGGCGCCACACGGGCCCCTCCTGGGCTCGCGGACCCCTCCACGCCCGAAACCTCGCCCGACGTCTCACACGACCCGCACACGGCCACACAGCCAAGATCGCCAGGGAGAGCTCATGACCCCCAGCCGAGCCGCCCGCATCTACCGCGCCGGCGCCTGCACCCTCCTCGGCGCCACCGCAGCCGCAGCCGTCAGCCCGTACTGGCCCGCCGCCGTCGGCACCGCCTACGGAGCCGCGGTCCTCGCCTGGTGCGGGCGCCGCGAGACCGCCCTCGCCCGCCGCGCCCGCGTCGACGCCCAGCGCGCCGAACTCGCTGCCCGCCCGGCGCCGTGCTGCCTGCTCTGGCAAATGTCCGACAGCCGCGACCACGGCGCCGACTGCACCCTCGGACCCGAACTCATCACCGAGATCACCCGCGGCTGGACGGCCCTCGCCTCGGCATGCTGCCTGGCCTCCTGGGAGACCCACGGCACCGACCACGACGACAGCACGTGCACCAGGACGGACCAGACCGCATGACCGGCCCCTCGTCCACGCCCCGGGGTGAGCACACCCCACGCCCCGGGGCCGCGTGGGAGCAGCGCATCGTCCACGTCGAGCACCTCGTCGACGACACCACACCCGACCCCGACCGAACCGCCGGACTAGGCGCGCCCTCGCGCGCGCAGCACGACGGCCGAAGCAGCCGACCACGAACCAGGAGCCGCTGTGCACCAGCGCATCGCCGCCGCAGAAGTCGCCCGCCAGCTCACCGCCCGCCGACACCCCAACGCCCTGACCGGCCCCACCTGGCGCCCGGGCCACCGCGCCACCCAAGCCAGCCCCAAGACCGTGCGCCTCTGGCACGACGGCCCCGACGAGCCCGACCACCTCGACCAGTACGCACAGGCACTCCGGGCCGCCGGATACACCGTCACCGCTGAACACCCTGCCGGGGCCCGCCCGCGCCTCCGGATCACCCGCCAGAGCGAGGGAAAATGACCATGTCGCAGAAGACCTGCACGGCGACCATCGAAGGCCCCCACGTCCCCGGCGACGGCCCTGTTCGGTGCACCCGCGAGGCCGGGCACCCTTCGAATCACGTCGGCCCGCAGCAGGGCGATGAGGGGAAGACGCTCTGGTCGGACCACCACGCGGGCGCCACCCCGCATCAGACGAGCAGCGAGGAGGCGTCCTCGTGAGCGTCTGCGCCACCTGCCTGGAACCAGGCATCGCAGAACACAGCAAGCACGACTGCCCCGGCCCCGGCGAGATCACCCTCACCCGCCAGCTCGGCCGCGGCCTCATCGTCCAGACCGCACCCCGCCGGGCCCGCATGGCGGTCGCGGTCCTCGCTGACCGCGGATGGGGCCTGACCATGATCGGCCCCGACCAGATCAACATTGCTGATCAAGTGCAGTACCAAGTGATCGCCTACGACGCGGAATCAGCGTGCCTCGTGCTGGAGCTCGTGGCGGACTGGCGGCCCGTGCCCGTGGCCAAGCTGAGCCAAGTAGAGGTCGAGGAAATCAAGTCGCGGTGGCGGGCGACGTACGGCCAGCCTGGAACCGCGCACCCGCTGATCGAACTGCACGATGTGGGGCCCGGTGCTTGACCTGCACGGCTGGATCACCCAGCAGATCGACGCCGCCGAGCAGCACGCCCTCGACCACCAGCGCGACCCCAGCGACGCCCTGCGCTGGTGCAAGGCCCACCGGAAGATCCTCACCACCCACGCGCCCGCCGGTGGCGGCGGGTCCGACGCCTACGCGTGCGAGGGCTGCGGCTACAACGGCGCCGACTACTGCCCCGAACTGAACGTCGAGCACGTCAACGACTGCCCCACGCTGCTCGCGCTCGCCGAGGGGTACGGGCTCACCAAGGAGCAGCGCGCCGCCCTGGACCGACCCGAGCCCGAACGGCCGGCACCTACGGGCCCGAGTCTGATCCCGGCCGCGCTCGCCGAGGCGATGTACGGGCATCTGCTCGCAACGGTCGTCGGCGTCCAGCCGGTGCCGAGTCCGCGACAGAGGGCGTTGGAGATCCTCGGCCCTGAGCTGAAGAAGATCAGCGGCTACCTGCCCTCGCCGAGCAGCGAGTAGGCCGAGGCGGGCAGCACGCGGCCCGCTGTTCCCCACGGGACCAGCGGGCCGCGACGTGAGTGCCCCCCTCACGGTGACGCACCACGACGGTACGTCCGCCTGGTCAGTGCGTCCAGACCTCGGCCACCACGGTGGCGGTGCACCCTTGAACACGTCGGCCGTGCCCGCCGAGATGATGGGCACGGCCGATGCGTTCAGCTACCACGACATTGAAGGAGTACCGTGCTGGATACCCCGCCCACGCCCGAGACCTACGACTGCCCTTTCTGCGCGATCGTCGCCGGGCGCGCGCCTGGCGACGTTGTGCACGAGTGGCACGACGCCCTTGCGATTGTCCCGCTGGCCCCGGTGACAGAGGGGCACCTCCTCGTCATCCCCAAGGTGCATGTGGCGGACGTGGGGCACGACCCCTACATCAGCGCCGCAACGATGCGGCGCGCGGCCGAACTGGCAGCGGAGCAATGGTGCAACGTCATCACTTCACGCGGGAGCGTTGCGACGCAGAGCGTCTTCCATCTCCATATCCACGTCATCCCGCGCCGGAAAGGCGACGGTGTCACGCTTCCGTGGTCAGAGAAGGGGGCGTGAGTAACCTTCCGCCGCCTGATCAGTGCGTCCAGACCTCCGACCCACCCCCGCGCCACTCGATCATCTGCGAGCGCACCACGTCCATCTCGTCCCAGCCCTGGAGCCCCGCTTCCTGGAGCAGCGCGACGACGTCCAGCACGGAGTAGGCGAGGCCGAGGATCGTCCCGTCCGCGCGGACGCGCCGGCCGCCGCCCTCGTCGGGCGGGTAGATCACCACGGGTGTGCTGGAGGCCATGACCCCAGCGTGCGGCAGACCGGTCAGTCCAGCACGCCGAGCTCGGTGTCCGGTCGGCAGTGCGGGCACGCGTCCACACCTCCGGCCAGCGCACGCCGCGCCTCTTCCATCGCGGCGGCACGGCGGTGTTTGCCCGCGGTGGGGCAGTCGCCGACGTGGACGTAGATCGGCGGGCGCCCGGCGGCACCCTCGATCAGCTAGTCCGGGGGCGGAGGCCTGCGCGCGCGGCCGCGGGCTCGTTCGACTTCCTGCTGCTCGGCGGTTGCGATGGCCTCGTCGAGGCGTTCGACCCACATGGCGTGCCAGGTCCGCAGGGTGCGGAGACGGGGCAGGTCAGGGGGTAGATCGGACACAGGTTCGATTCTAGGCGCACCGAGCGACGGGGGCCGGGGGCGGGGCACGGGCGTACGATTCTGTTGAATCGCGAACAGACAGGAACGCCGCTATGAGCACGCCCGCCCCTGAGGTCACCTACGAGCCCCCGATCACCGGAGCAGGCCCGTGCGCCACGGCGCAGTGCGAGCGGCAGGCACAGAAGTACGGCCCCGCCGGAGGGCGCCCGTCCAGCCCGCTGTGCAACGTATGCCTGGCCAAGGTGCGGCAAGTCGGGGCAGCCGCGTAGGCGAATACCAGAGCAGCACGACTGAGCCCCCGCATCCCACGGGGGCTCTTTCGCACCTGACTATTCTCCGCCCTCTGACTGCTCAAGATCCGTGCGCCGCCCCTGGCGGATGCCCGCCTGGCGCTGCGCCCAGTACTCGTCGAACCAGACCACGTCGTACTCCGGGCGGGAGCTCCCGGGCCTGAAGACGGGCTGAGGCCAGCCCTCGGCCGGATTCGTGGCGAGTCGGTGGATCAACGTGCGGCTCCTGCCCACGCGTTCGGCGAGTTTCGGGATGGTCATGGTCTCCCTCTCCGGCTGAGGCCGCTCGGGGGATTCAGGCATGGGGCATCCTCTACGAGAAGTGTGGACATTGTCCACACTTCTCGCTACGGTCGATCCGGCAATGGCAAGGCCCCCGACCCGGCGTTGGCGCGCCATATGGGCCGGGGGCCGGACCTACCCGCAACCGTGACGAAGGAGCAGGCCCTATGCCTGAGCGTATCGATCAGCCCCCTGAACAGCACAGCCCCGCGCTGCCCGTGCCTTCGTACGCCGCGCAGGTCCTCACCACCGCGGCCGCCGAGCTGGAACGGATGGGCCGCACCAGCCTCGTCACCGAGGGCGCCCTCCGCCGCGCGATCACCGTCGCCGTCGCCGCCCGCCTCCACCAGCTCCCCACCGCCGTCGCCGACGAGGCCGCACGCCGAGCGTGGGCCGCGATCCCGCCCGGCGTGGACGGCAACACCGGCCGCGTCCAGGCCGCAGTCCTGCGCGGCACCGCACGGAGGCTCGGATGAGCGAGCAGCCCACCGCCGAGCCGCACCCCGAGCCGGACCGCACCCCGCACCCCAGCCGCGTCCTCGCCGAGCCCGCCACCGTCGACGCCTGCCACGCCGACTACCAGGCCGCCGCAGCCATCCGCATCCGCATAACCAGGCAGGAAGGGCGATGACCGACTACCACGCCCTCTCCGAGGCCCTCCTCCGCGCGGCCGACGCCATGCACAGCGACATGACCCTCGACGCCGACCGCGCCCTCCGCCACGCCATCTACGGCGACCCGGACACGGCCCTCGACGAGGACCCGAGCAAGGCCGCCCTGCACCTCGACGCGCTCACCGCGATCGCCGAGCTCTGCACCGTCCAGCCCAAGCAGGTCGCCGGCCTCCCGCACGGCCGCGCGCAGATCGCCGCCCGCATCGCCTCCAGCCGCGCCGCCGTCCAAGCGCACGGCTGACCCGACCGGCCGGGCCCGTCACCACCCCCAGGCGGGCCCGGCCTCCCCTTCCTGGAGCCACACCGTGAAGACCCTCACCGGAGGACAGCGCACCGTCCTCATCCTCACCACGATCCCCATGATCGCGGTAGGCATCGGGGGCGCCATCGGCACCTACGCCAACGCCGCCTCCGTCCTCCACCGCAAGGAAACCGCGCTCGGCGTGGTCGCGGCAGGGGAAGGCGCCACCCTCGTCGCCGCCCTCGTCATGATCGTCGTGACCATGCTCGGCCAGCCCGCCCCCCACACCGTGCGCGCCGCACTCTGGCTCCTCCCCCTCGCCGCCTCCACCATGGGCCTGGCCATCGCCCCCAGCGTCACCGAGAGCGTGGTCTACGCCCTCACCCCGCTCGCCATGACCGCCAGCGCCGAGGGCATCAGCTTCCTCGCCCGCCGGATCGTCGTGCACCGCACCGGCATCGACATCGAAGCCCAGCGCAAGAACGCAGCCACCATGCGGCGCCTCGCCTACCACCGCGCCCGAGCCGACCGGCACCCGCGCAAGCGGGTCCGCAAGCGGTCCACCCTGCGCGTGTGGCGGCTCATGAACCACGTCGGCGACGGCGACGCCCAGCTCGGCTCAGGACTCGTCCAGATCCAGCGCGACCGGCTCACCGAGGGCGCCAACGCGGCACTCGCCGCCATGCTCGACACGCCCCCGGCTCTCCCTGAGCCGACCGCGGATCAGCCCGTGAGGCGCGACGCTGAGCCTGAGCCTGCACCTGAGCCGGACGACTTCGACGACATCGTCGGCACCGCCCTCATCGTCGCCGCACCCGAACTCGGACACGCCCCCGCCGCCCCGCCCCTCTTGGGCCGCGACACCCTCCACCCCACCTTTGACCTGCACGTCTCACGCGAGCCCGCCCTGAGCCCGACTGAGCCGCTCACCCACGCCCACCGTGAGCCCGCCCCTGAGCCGCCCCGTGAGCCCGAGGGTGATCCGGGAGCCGACGACCGCGAGCAGCAGATCGCCGAACTCGCCGCCCGGCTCAGGACCGGGGAGCGGCTCACCAAGTCCAGCGCCGCCGAAATCCTCGGCGTGAGCCCGGCCACCGCCGGCCGACGGCTCAGGGATGCTCGCGTACGGGCAGGAGACGGAACGGGGTTCTACCCGTGATCCGCGCCCTGACCGCTGCCGGGGGCCTGATCCTCGCCCTCGTCTGCATCGCCGCCGTCGGCTTCGCCGCCGCCATCGCCGCAGCCACCTGGGGCGACCGCCACCCGCACCGGCTCACCACCACCGCCCGCGCCCTCGCCCTGGCCGTCGCCGGGCTCTGCATCCTCCTCGCCGCCACCAGCTACCTCGCCGAGGCATTCCTGTCATGACCGACCAAAAGCCCCCGATCATCCCGACCCGGGTCATCCCCAGCGGTGCGCCGCTGCCCGACCGGCCACCCGAGCCCGGCGAGCTGCCCCCCTGGTGGCCCCCGCCGCCCCCGCCCCCGCCCGCGGCACCAGCCCCACCCCCACCGCCCCCACCGCCCCCGCCGTCGCACCCAGGCACGATCGAGGTGCGCATCACCTACGAGCCGCCCGTCCCCGTCGAACCCACCCCGTCCCGCTGGCAGTGGCTGACCGACTGGCTGCGCCCCTGGCAGTCCCTCGTCGCCGCCGGAATCGCCCTGCTGCCCGCATTCGACGGCTACAGCCTCGCCACCGGGTGGGGCGCCGCCCTGCACGACGCCCGCACCACCGAGTCCATCGGCGCCGCCTACGTCCTGGCAGGCGCCGGGATCGGGATGGCGCTCCTCCTCGACCGCACCGGCCGCCTCCTGCCCCGCGCCCTGCTCGTCACCTCCATGGTCGGCGCACTGGGCGTCATGGACTGGTGGGACCCCATCCTCATGCTCACCGGAGTCTCCCGATGACCGGCACCACCACCCTCACCCTCGGCGGTCTCCTCGCCGCCCTCCTCGTCCTGACGGCCAACCTGTACCCGTGGTGGACCGGCAACCGCGAGATGAAGATGCTCGCACCCTTCGGCAAGGGCTTCACCGGGGCGGCCTGCGCCGCCGCCTGCCCCGGCGGCCTCCTCGGCTGGGCACACACCCGGACCGGCACCGTCGCCAACGGCGCAGGCGAACGTACGGGGGCCGTCACTACCGGCACCAGCTCCGCCTCCGGAATCACCAACGGCGAGCTCGTCGGCCTCGGCGCCACCGGCGCCGTCGTCGCCGTCACGGTCGTCTTCGTTGTCTGCCTCGCCTACAAGGCCGCCGGAAAAGCCGACAAGCGCCGCATCCTCGGCGGGGCCTTCGTCGGAAGCGTCCTGCTGCTCACCGCAGGCGTGGCCGGCGCCCTGGCCTGGCTGCCCGGCACCCTCAACACGGGCGGCGAGGTCCTGGTCGACGCGGTGCAGGGAGTGGGCGTCCTGTGACCCGCCTCTCCCGCGCAGCCGACCGATTCGCCACCGGCTCCAACCTCCTGACCAGACGACTCCTCGCCAGGGCCGCGGCCTGGTGCGCGCGCGGCCGCCGCACCGATCTGACCGGCTGGAAAGCCATCCTCGGCATCATCGTCCGCGTCCTTCTGCTGGCTCTGGGGGCGTACCTCGCTGCCCGTATCGTGCGCGCCCTGCCGTGGCTGCTGTGGCTCCTCACCGGCTGGTGGCTGTGCGCCGCCTGGAGAGCCGCCCGAAAAGCCGCCACAGACTCTCCCGAAGAGACCCCCGCCGCAGCCCCGGCGACGCACTCCGCCGACGACGTCCGCGCCGCCACCCTGGAGTGGCTTCACGACCGCATCGGCGACGCCCAAGGAGTGCATCTCCGCGACCTCCTCGCGCACGCCCAAGCGCACTCCATGTTCGAGGGCCTGGACGTGACCACATTCCGAGCCCACCTGGAGCGCTGGGACATCCCCGTCCGGCCCCGCGTCCGGGTGCGCGGCAAGGGAGTCACCGTCGGCATCCACCGCGACGACCTACAAGGCCCGCCCGCAGCCTCCCCTGCCCCCTCCGGCCAGGAAACGGCAGAACCCCAACTACACGCATCCTGACCTGCTGAACTACGCCTCAGCTACACCACCAACTACGGGCCAACCACAGGCCGAACCACACCCCAGAGAGGCGCCGGCACCGCCATGGCGAAACAGCAGACAGGCGTGATCTACACCCTCACCGACCCCCGAGACAGCCGCATCCGCTACGTCGGCCAGACCAAGCAGCACCCAATGGAACGACTCGCCGGCCACCTCGCATCCGCCTCCAATCCCGTGATGCGCGTGTGGATCAACGCCCTCGCTCTTCAAGGGCTCACACCCCGCATCGACGTCGTCGCCACGCCCGCCCTGGCCGACCTGAACGCCGAGGAACAGAAGCAGATCGCGGCACACAACAAGGCCGGACACCGGCTCTTCAACGCACCCCACTACCACCGCCACCTCACAGACCTGTACCAGACAGCGGCGCCCGCACCGGCAGCGCTGAAGCGCGACGACGCGGTGGCCAGCAAGGTCGACGAGTACGCGCACCGGGTGTACGGCGGCGTCGCCGCAGCGAGCGCCGCAGGCAAGCTGAGCCGAGGACAGGCCGCCGTTCGTGTTCTGTGCTGGGCTCCGGCTGTCGCCCTGGTCTTCCTCTGGCACACGTCCCTCGCGATCCCGCCCGTGCGGTGGGCGGCGAAGACCGCGTTCACGCTCTGGGGGTTCTGGATCATCGGCTTCGACCACCTCGTGCAGGACAAGGTGATGCCCCACCTGCCTCTGCGTGAGGCCGCCGACTTCTGGCAGGAGTACCTGGAGCGGCCTGCGATCAACCTCGGGGCAACCTACGTAGGCGGCGCGTTACTGATGGCGCTGTTTTCGTACTCATCGGTACGCGAGTCCGCTGGCCCAAGGAAGGTTCCAGCGCAGACGCGGAGATCCGCCCTCGTGGACGACCTGACGGCGGACCCAGTGGCCCTCCCTGCTGCTCGCGCACTCGATTCAGCGATTCCCGACCAGCCGCAGAGCTGATCGATCCAGCCCGGGACGGGCCGCTCCATCCGCCAAGACACGCGGCCCGCCCCGGAACCCATCCCGAACACGAGACAGGACCGCCCAGCATGCCACTCCCGCAGGACTTCCCCACCCGCGCGCCCGACGGCGACGCAGACCCCGACCAGATCACCGACTACCAGGGCAACCGCGGCGGCTGGTACCCGCCCGCCGAGAAGCCGATCCCCGGCCAGCCGCAAGACCGCTGACCGTCTGCCACACTGGCATCTCACGCCGGGTAGTGCCCGGCACCGGCCCCGCCGCGCCACTCCGTCGCAGCGGGGCCTTTCCATTCCCTCCCCACGGCCACAGCCGCGCCGCTACGCTCCGAGGCCAAACCGATCTCAGGGGGAGCCGTGGCTAGTTACAGCGACGTGCAGAAAGCCGTGCGCGTGGAGAAGGTCAGAATCTGGTTCGCCTGGCTGTGCGGCGCCTGGGTCGCCATCGGCGTCATGGTCACCACCAAGGACATGAAGCCGTGGGGCACCATCGCGCAGATCATCTTCATCGGGCTCGGGATCGCGGCCACGGTCACGGCCGTACGGATGACGAGCGCGATGAACCGGCGGGCTGAGCGGGAGCGGCGCGCGGTGCTCGGCGACGACTACCCGGGCTGAGTCCGGACGTACGGCGGCCCCGCTCCGGTCATCCGGGCGGGGCCGTCGTCACGAGGTGGGGGCGTATGCCACGACTTCAGCGTCGGGGGCGAGCCGGAGCGCCGCGCGGTGCAGGAATTCGGTCAACTCGATGGTGCCGCGCATCGGCTCGTCCGGGTCCGCAAACTGGGCAACGCCTCCCTCTACGCCGTCCCACGTCTCCGGGTCGGGGTTGGCGTACGTGTCCACGGTGCCCTGCCCGAACCGGTAGCGCAGGTAGTAGTACCGGCCCTCGGTGTCCCAGGCGTCCCACTGGGCGGGGCAGGCGCGACAGGTTTCGACGACGCGGACAAGCGTGATCATGCGGCGGGTTCCCCGCTGTTCTTGAGGAGGCGTCGCAGGTACTCGCGACTCCACCCGGTGATGCGGACTACGGCAGCCTGAGCGCCGCGCTCGTCGGTGCTCCGCAGGAATGTGACGGCTTCTCCTTGCAGGTCAGCGCGGGCGGCGTCGAGGGCGGCTTCGGCCTCCCGGTAGCGGTGGGCTGCGAGTTCGAGCTTGGCGGTGTCCATACCCCCGAGTCTCCCACGGGATTGGCCAACCAGAAAGGCCAACACTGTTGACTTATGCCACCCATGTAGGCCAACATGGGTGGCATAAGGACGCTGCGCCAAAGGGGGACCCGATGAGGCACACCGCACACGAGACCAGCACCCAGACCCTCACCCGCCTCATCAAGGCCCTCGACAACCAGCACCCCATCACCATCACCTACACCAAGGCCGACGGCACCGAGACCATCCGCACCATCGAGATCTTCGACATCACCGTCACCACCGCTGGCGACATCGTCCTCCGCGCCATGGACCGCACCAGCGGCGAAGCCCGCTCCTTCCGCCTCGACCGCATCCAGACCTACACCGTCCACCGCACCGCGTACGTCGTGCCCCGCCCGGCCGCCGACGAGCCCCGCCCCGCCCGCGGCCTCGCCACCATCACCGTCCTGTACCCCGTCGACCTGCCCGCGCTCGCCCGTGTCCAGCTGCTCGCCGACGCCCTCGCCGCCTGACCAAGGAGCACACCATGCACACCACCGCCCCCGTCGCCACCTACGACAACTACGGCTCCCTCTGGGGCCACTCGACCACCGCGGACGCCGAAGCGGACATCACCGAAGCGCGCGGCACCGGCGCCGACATCCACGAGTGGACCACCATCGACCGGGACGGCCACCCGTTGCGCGTCGTCCGCATTTACGACCCGACGTTCCTCGACACGATCAGCGTCTTCACCTCCTGACGCCGCCCGCCGCAGGCCCGCTCGCAACTACCCGGGGCGGGCCTTCGGTCGGCCCTCAGCCCCCAGTTGCACGCGTCGTTACCATCCATCAAAGAACTTTGACGCGGCAACACGCAGGCGAGAGGCAGGTGGACGCCGTGGCCAACCCCCACCAGGACGCCCGCAACCACAACACCGGCCGGTACGAACGCACCCTGGAAACCGCCCAACGCGACGCCCGCGCCGCCGCACTCCGCGCCGAGGGGCGCACCTACCAGGAGATCGGCGAGGACCTCGGGATCAGCAAGGGGGCCGCCATGGACGCCTGCCGCCGCGCCGTACGCGAAGCCGTCCAGGACTCCGCCAAGAACCTGATCAACCTCGAAGTCACCCGCCTCGAAGCGATGTACGACGAGGTCCTCGACATCCTCCAACGCGAGCACTACGTCGTCTCCCACGGACAGATCGTCCGCGACGACACCGGCACCGCACTGCGCGACGACGAGATGAAGCTGAAGGCCATCGACAGAGCCCTGCGCACCCGCGAGAGCTTCCGCAAGCTCCTCGGCCTCGACGCCCCCTCGCGCGTCAGCATTGAAGCCGAGCAGCTCGGCCGCGAGATCGGTCGGCTCCTCGACTCCGCTCTCGGCCCGGACGACACCGGTGACGACACCGACGCGTGACGCGGTCCGCCAGCAGATCGACATGCTGGTGCGCGCCGGGGACACCAAGGCCCTGCGCGAGATACGCGATCAGCTCCGCCGCAAGGTCGACCGCCGTAACCTGCGCGAGCGCTCCCGCCTGTACGCGCACAACCCGATCGGCTGGGTGCAGGAGCGTCTGCGGCAGACCGTGTGGTCGAAGCAGCGCGAAATCATGCTCAGCGTCCGAGACCACCGGCGCACCGCCGTACGGTCCTGCCACGGCGCGGGCAAGTCACACACCGCCAGCCTCGTCGCCTCCTGGTGGCTGGACACCCACCCGCCCGGCGAGGCCTTCGTCGTCACCAGCGCGCCGACCTTCGCGCAGGTCCGCGCGATCCTGTGGCGCTACATCCGCCGCACCCACCGCCGCGGCAAACTCGCGGGCCGGGTGAACCAGACCGAGTGGCACATCGACGACGAACTCGTCGCCTTCGGGCGGAAACCGGCGGACCACGACGAGTCCGCGTTCCAGGGCATCCACGCCCGGTATGTGCTGGTCATCCTCGACGAGGCGTGCGGCATCCCCGAGCAACTGTGGGTGGCGGCGGACGCGCTGACGACGAACGCAGACTGCCGGATCCTCGCAATCGGCAACCCGGACTCCCCGTCCAGCCACTTCCGGAAGGTCTGCGTGCCCGGGAGCGGCTGGCACGTGATCGGCATCTCCGCGTTCGACACCCCGAACCTTACCGGCGAGGAAGTCCCAGAGCCGGTGGCGCAGGCCCTTGTGGGCCGGGAGTGGGTGGAGGAGAAGGCCGCGGAGTGGGGCGAGGACAACCCGCTCTACCGGTCGAAGGTGCTCGGCGAGTTCAGCGAGGACGCCCCCAACCGCGTCGTCCGCGCATCCGACATCGCCGCGTGCCGCATCGACCCCGAGACGAAGCCGAAGGCAGAAGACCTGGAGCCCGTCGAACTCGGCGTCGACGTCGGCGGCGGCGGAGACGAGACCGTCATCCGCGAACGCCGCGGCCGCCGCGCCGGCCGGGAGTGGCGGGCGCACACGGACCGGCCGGAGAAGATCGCCCCGCTCGTGCTCCAGGCGCTCAAGGAGAGCGGCGCGGGCGCCGTCAAGGTCGACAGCATCGGCGTGGGGTTCGGCGTAATCGGCGAACTCCGCAACTTGGCCAGCCAGGGCAAGCACAGCGCGCGGATCGTCGGCGTGAACGTCGGCGAGAAGTCCAGCAAGCCCGACAAGTACAAGAACCTGCGCGCCGAGATCTGGTGGGAGATCGGCCGTGGCCTGTCCGAACGCAAGGGCTGGGACCTGTCGTCCATGGCGAACGACGACACGACGGTCGCGCAGCTGCTCGCTCCACTGTGGGACGTCGATCCGCAGGGGCGGATTCAGGTGGAGCCGAAGGACGAGATCAGGAAGCGACTGGGGCGGTCGCCTGACAACGCCGACGCCCTGTTGTTGGCTTTCTACAGTGGAAGCCGGACAAGGGTGAGGTGGCTGTGAGTCGCACGAGGGAAAGAATCCGCAGTTCAATGGGAAAGTTCAACAGTTGCATGCCGGTTCTGCTTGACACGTCTGGCATCATCCTGTTGTCGGGTTCCGCCATGTTGATCCATGTGGCGGCGGGAGTCGCTGCCGCAGGCATCGGCTGCCTCGTCCTGAACTGGCGGATCTACGGCAGGTGACAGAGAGGAGGGCCGGTGGCCAGAACCCTCCTCGGCGCCCTCCTCAACCGAACCGCCACCGCGAACCTCCCCGTCCCCCTCGTCGGCCGCGCGGCCACGTACGGCGCGTACATGCAACGCCGCGACGCCGAGGGCCAGATGCGCGCGATGTCGGCGGTGGGCACGCTCTTCGCGATCGTCGACCGCACCTCGAACGCCACCGCGCTGGTGGACTGGAAGCTCTACCGCAAGGCCAAATCGGGGCGCGACGAGGACCGCGTCGAGGTCACCTCCCACGCGGCCCTGGATCTGTGGCAGAAGCCGAACCCCTGGATGCCGAGACAGGAGTTCGTCGAATCGTTCCAGCAGCACTTCGACCTCACCGGCGAGGCCTGGTGGGTCGTCGCCCGGGTGCCCGGCGTCAAGCTCCCGCTGGAGATGTGGCCCGTCCGCCCGGACCGCATCACCCCGGTGCCCGACCGCGACAAGTTCCTGAAGGGCTACGTCTACACGTCGCCCGACGGCGAGCAGATACCCCTGGGGCTCGACGAGGTCATCCAGCTCCGCCGCCCGAACCCGCTCGATCCGTACCGCGGTCTCTCGCCGGTGCTGTCGATCCTGCCCGACCTCGACACCAGCCGATACGCGGCGGAGTGGTCGCGGGCCTTCTTCGTCAACAGCGCGCAGCCGGGCGGGATCATCGAGGTCCCGCAGGCCCTGAGCGACACCGAGTTCGACGAGCTCCGCGACCGGTGGAACGAGCAGCACCGCGGCGTCGGCAACTCCCACCGCGTGGCGATCCTGGAGCACGGCAAGTGGGTCGACCGCACCATCAGCCAGCGCGACATGCAGTTCGTCGAGCTGCGCGGCGCCACCGCCGACCGGGTCCGCGAGGCGTACGGCATCAGCAAGACCGCCATCGGCGACTTCGAGGACATCAACCGCGCGAGCGCGCTGGCGGCGAAGGCCTGGTTCGCCGAGCAGATGACGATCCCCCGCCTGGAGCGAATCAAGGCGGCCTTGAACCACGAGCTGCTGCCGATGTTCGGCCGGGCCGCCGAGGGCCTGGAGTTCGACTACGAGAACCCCGTCCCGCCGGACGCCGAGACCGAGGCGACCACGCTCACGGCGAAGGTCGGCGCGGCGGCAGCGCTGATCGAGGCGGGCGCGTACGGGCCCGCGGTCCTGGAAGCGTTTGACCTACCGGAGATCCAGTTCGGGGCGCCGGGCGCTGACCCAGACCGGGAGCTCCTCATCAAGCTCGTCACGCGGGCGCCGCTGCTCGCCCCGACGATCCTGCCGATGCTCGGGTTCGACGTGCCGGAGAAGCCGAAGACGGACGTGCCGCCCCCGCCGCCCGTTGCCCCGCAGGACGAGCCAGCCCCCGCGCCTCCCGCCGACGGCGAGCCGGTGGACGCGTGGGGCGCCACCGTCGCCGGGCTCCTCGGCCAGGACGTCGAGGCCGCGATGCGGTACGAGGCCGTCGCCCACATCGACGACAACACGTGCGGCCCGTGCGCCGACAACGACGGTCGTGTCTACCGCAACCGCGCGCAGGCCTACAAGGACTACCCGGGCGGCCGGGGCTACGTGAAGTGCGTGGGAGCAGAGCACGGCAACGAGTGCCGGTGCGTTGTCCGCAAGCGGAAGAAGACGAGGGACGACGAATGATCAACTCCCCTGCGAACCTCGCCTCGTTCGTCGCCCGCCAGCGGGAGCAGGCCGACAAGCAGCGCGCCCAGCTCGGCATCGAGGCCCGGTCCTGGTACCGCATCAGCAACACTGCGGACCCGGACGAGGCCGAGGTGATGCTCTACGACGAGATCGGCGGCTGGTTCGGCGCGACGGCCGACCAGTTCATCGAGGATCTGAAGGGTGTCACCTCGCCGAGCCTTCGCGTGCGCGTCAACAGCCCCGGCGGCAGCGTGTTCGAGGGCATCGCCATCGCCAACGCCCTGCGGTCGCATCCGGCGACCGTCACCGTCCAGGTCGACGGCATCGCCGCGAGCATCGCCTCCGTCATCGCGATGGCCGGAGACCGCGTGGTCATGGCCCCGCAGACCATGATGATGATCCACGACGCGGCCGGGATCTGCATGGGCAACGCTGCGGACATGGCCGAGATGGAAGAACTCCTCGACCTCATCAGCGACAACATCGCCGACGCCTACGCCGCCCGGGCGGGCGGCACCCGAGAGCAGTGGCGCGAGCGGATGCGCGCGGAGACCTGGTACCTCCCCGAGGACGCCGTCGAAGCCGGGCTGGCCGAGGAGTGCCTGCCGATCCCGAAGAAGAGCGGCACCGCCCCGGAGCCCGACGAGGGCGAAGAGGAGCCGGAGATGCGGCGCCGTTTCGACCTGAGCGCGTACGGCTACACCGGCCCGCGGCGCCCGGACACCCCGAAGCCCGCGCCTGGCCCGCCCCGCGCGGCGGTCCCGACACCCGAGACCCCCTCGCCGCAGCTGGTGGTCAGCCTGGCTGATCTCCTCGGTGAGGAGGCGGTGGCCACGCTCCGGGCCGCCGTGACGGCGCCGGCCGAACCCACGGCAACGGCCGGCGCCGTTGACACCGAGTCATCGGAGGCAGCCCAGGACGGCGCGGGTGACGTCTCCGGCCCCTCAACCCTTGGCGAGCAGGCCACCACCGACCCGGCCGAGCCCGAGGCGCCAGGCGACGGCTGGGCAGCCACAGTGGCGCACCTCATCCACCCCGAGCCCGACCCGTGGGCCGCGCTCACATCCCATCTGACCAACCCCACGGCGTCGTCCAGCGCGGCGACGGAAGCAGCCTGAGGAGGCACTGTGGCTACACCGACCATCCCGCGCGACGCCAGCGAGCTGGAAGACGCGCTCGGCGACACGGCGACGCTCAAGGACATCGTCAAGTCGCCAGAGACGCTGAAGGACTTCATCGTCGACTACGCCAAGGCGCAGCAGAAGCACGACCCCGGCATCGAGCAGCAGATCCGCGAGGAGACCCAGAAGCAGTTCGCGGACGTCCTTCGCAACGACAAGCTCCTCAACGAGATCAACCGGCTGAACCTCGACCCCACCGGTGGCCCCGTAGCCCGCTCCAAGCACTACAACGCCAAGGCCCCGGGCGCCTCCCTCGACAAGGACTTCGGGAACTGGGGCAAGTTCCTCGCCTCCACCTGGGACGGGGCCAAGGGCGCCGCCGCGATGACGGCGCAGGACGACATCTCCCGCATCCAGAACGCGTTCGGCTCCTCGGTGCCCTCCGATGGCGGGTTCCTCATCCCCGAGGTGCTTCGCGCCGAACTGCTGCGGGTCGCGCTGGAGATGGCGGTCGTCCGCTCCCGGGCCCGCGTGGTCCCCATGGAGTCCCTCACCGTCCCGTACCCGATGCTCGACTCCACGTCGAACGCCTCCTCGGTGTACGGCGGCGTCGTCGGCTACTGGACCGAGGAAGGTGGAACCCTCACCGACTCCTCTCCGACCTTCGGGCGGATCGAGCTGGTCGCGAAGAAGCTCACCCTCTACTCCGAGGTCCCCAACGAGCTGTACCGCGACAGCCTCATCAGCCTCGAACAGTTCATGAACGAGTCCTACCCCGAGGCCCTCGCCTGGTTCGAGGACGTCGCGTTCACCTCCGGCAACGGTGTGGGGCAGCCGCTCGGTTACCTCAACGCGCCGGCTGCTGTGTCGGTGGCGAAGGAATCCGGGCAGGCGGCGGACACGATCGTCTGGGAGAACCTGGTCAAGATGTACGCCCGCATGCTGCCGTCCAGCATGCAGCGCGCGGTGTGGGTGGCGAACAACGACACCTTCCCCGAGCTCGCGACCATGGCCCTGTCCGTCGGTACGGGCGGGTCGGCGGTCTGGATCGGTGATGGCGGCGGTGAGGCGGCTCCGCCGATGCGGATCCTCGGCCGTCCCGTGATCTTCACGGAGAAGGTGTCGACCGTAGGCGACGCCGGTGACATCAACCTCGTGGACTTCGGCTACTACCTGATCGGTGACCGGCAGGCGATGCAGTCGGAGACGTCGGCGCACTTCAAGTTCGGCAACGACAAGACGGCGCTCAGAGTGATCGAGCGGGTGGATGGCACCCCGTGGATCAAGTCGGCGATCACGCCGAAGACCGGCAGCAGCACCCTCAGCCCGTTCGTGAAGATCGCGAACCGAGCCTGATCCGCCAGCCCCGGCCAGCAGTCACGCCCTGGCCGGGGCCTCATCCGCAGAGGCAATCAACCCCCTCAAGGAGGGCATCATGCGAGGACTCGGACGGGTCTTCAACGTCATCCCGGCAGCGTCCGGCGTGCACATCCCACTCACCAACGCGAGCGCCATCAGTTTCGTCACCTACGAGGACGACGGCACCACCATCGCCACCATCAAGGAATCGGTGGACGGCGCCTCCGAGCAGGCCCTGGACTGCGACGTCTACCCCCACAAGGCCCCGGGTGTCGGCGGCACGTGGACGGCGATGGCCGAGCAGGACGACACGCTCGCGCTCGGCGGCGACACCACCAACGACTGCATGGTCTTCACCGTCGACGCGAGCCAGCTCTCGGACGGCTTCAACTGCGTCGAGGTCACCGTTGACGGCGGCATCTGCATCGCGCTGCTCCACGACCTCACTACCGGCCGTAAGCCCGCCAACCTGCCGCGCAACGTGGTCTGAGAAGGGAGTACTGAGACATGAGCACTCTCATCCAGGGCGACCAGGTCCGGGCGCTGCTGCGCGGGATCAAGGTCTCGCGGGCCACCGCAACGCTGCCGCAGACCGCGGCCGGGGCGCTGTTCACGGTGTCCGGCGGCAAGGTCCTCATCACCGGCCTCGTGGGCGAGGTCACCACCGTCATCCAGACTCAGGCCGACAACACGAAGCTGACCTTCGACCCAGCCGACGCCGGGGCGACGCAGGATCTGTGCGCGGTCCTCGACATCACCGCGGACGCTGTCGGGACCATGTACTCGGTCACCGGGACGCCGGGCACGGCGATGCAGGACGCGCTGAACTTCCTGCCGTCGAACAAGGTCCCGGCGCAGCCCATCGTGCTGAAGCCGGGCTCGATCCTGCTGGACTGCGCTGCCTCGAACACCGGCAGCGTGAAGTGGGAGCTGACGTATATCCCGCTCGACAACGGCGCGTCCGTGGCGGCGGTCTGAGATGGCGCTGAGGCGATGCCGGGAGTGCACGACACGGTTCGCGGTGGGCCTCCTGGTATGCCCGCACTGCCGATCAACAGATCACGAGGAGGACGGCGCCATGCCGAAGATCACCCGCCACGGCGGCCCCACCATCGCAGGCGCGGAGGTTACGGGCGGCGCGTGGAGCGACGAGGACACGCCGGACGGATGGCCGGAGTCCGCCGAGGAGGGAGGTGAGGAGGTATCGCCTGGGAACAGTTCCTCAACATCATCCGCGAAGGACGAGACCTCGCCCGAGCAGAGCGAGACGCCCCGCCCGTCGCGTGCCCGAACGACGGCGAGCCGCTCAAAGAAGGACCGGACGGCGAACTCTTCTGCGAGTGGGACGGATGGCGGCCCCGAGGACGGTACGTCGGCGACGGGCTCTGCTGACACGTAGGCCCTGGCCAGCAGCGACACGACGAGAGGAGGTGACGAGAGATGGGCGTTTGGTACGCGACACGCGAGGACGTGATGCGCGCGCTCGACTCGAAGCTGACCGCACGAAACAGCGCGCAGGTTGACCGGGCGCTGGAGTCGGCGTCCCGGGACATCGAGGCGCTGTGCCACCGCCGGTTCTATCCGGAACTGGGCACGCGGCTGTTCGACTGGCCCAACGCGCAGGGCGCGCGCCCGTGGCGGCTGTGGCTGGACGACTCCGAACTGGTCTCCGTCATCGCCCTCTCCAGCGGCGGCACGGTCATCGCAAGCACGGACTACCTTCTGGAGCCCAACCGGTCCGGGCCGCCGTTCAACCGCCTGGAGATCGACCTCGACTCGAACGCAGCGTTCGGGGGCGGTGACACCCACCAGCGGGACATCAGCATCACCGGTCTGTGGGGGTACCGAGACGACGAGACCGCGGCCGGCGCTCTCGCCGCCGCCGTCTCGTCGGCCAGTGCCACCACAATCGCAGTGGACGGGCCCGCGGCTGCCGTGCTCGGGGTGGGCTCGGTGCTGCGGATCGGCACGGAGCGGCTCCTCGTCACCGGCCGAGTGATGGTCGACACGGGGCAGAGCCTCGGCGGCAGCGGGCTGACGGCGCAGGCGAACGCAGTGTCCGTCGCCGTCAGCGACGGTGCGGCGTTCGCGGTCGACGAGGTCCTGCTCGTCGAGTCCGAGCGGATGCTCGTGGTCGACATCGCGGGCAACACTCTGACGGTGAAGCGGGCCTGGGACGGGTCGGTGCTCGCCACGCACGATGCGGGCGTCGACATCTACGCCTCCCGGGCGCTGGCCGTCGCCCGCGGCGCGCTCGGCACGACCGCCGCCACGCACTCCCTCGCCGCGGCGGTGCAGCGGTGGGACCCGCCCGGCCCGGTCCGGGACCTGACGATCGCGGAAGCGGTCACGCAGGTCACCTCCGAGAGCGCCGGGTACGCGCGGACACGGAAGTCCGGTGAGGGCGGCACCAGCGAGCGGTCGATGGACGCGACGGCCCTGTCGGGCCTGCGGCAGCGGGTGTACGCCTCGCACGGCCGGAAGGCCCGGGTGAGGGCCGTATGAGCGGGATCGAGATCACCTTCCGGGGGCCGCTGTTCGACGGGCGGGCGGCGCGCGCGATGCAGGACGCCTGCGACGACGCACGCGAGGACCTCGCTGCCTTCGCCGAAGAGCGGGTCCTCATGGGCACCTCCGCGAACTTCAAGACCCGCACCCCCTACTACGAGACCCGGATCACGACGACCCGCGTCACCAGCGAGGTGTCCCTCGTCCACGACCAGGGCGTCATCTACGGGCCGTGGCTGGAGGGCGTCGGCAGCCGCAACGCGCCGGTCACCCGCTTCGCCGGGTACAGGCACTGGCGGGCTGCCAAGCAGGCCGTGGTCGCCCGTGGCCCGCAGGTCGCTGAGGCCGCCGTCCGGCGCCGTCTCCCTGAGATGGGGGGCTGACTATGGCTCTGGACATCCTCGGCGTCACGAACGCACTGGTCTCCCACGCTGCGGCATCCGGGCACTTCGAGAGGGTCAACGGGCACGAGCCGAAGAACCCGCCCTCGACCGGCGGCCTCACTGCCGGCGTGTGGGCCGACCGCGTCACCCCGGTGCGAGCCTCCGGGCTGGACAGCGTCAGCGTGCTGCTCGTCCTCAACGTGCGGATCTACACCTCCGCTGTGCAGGAGCCCGCCGACGCGATCGACCCGCAGATGCTCGCCGCGGCCGACGCCCTGTGCGGGGCGTACGCAGGCGATTTCACCCTCGGCGGGCTGCTGCGCTCCGTCGATCTCCTCGGCGCGCACGGCACGCCGCTGGATGTACGGGCGGGCTATCTACAGCACGACGGCGTGCTCTACCGCGTGATGACGATCGCTGTCCCGTGCGTCGTCAACGATCTCTGGACGGAGGTGGCCTGACGTGGCGAAACAGTCCGGCCTCGGCGACAACTTCTACCTGTCGGGCTATGACCTCTCCGGCGACATCGGCAGCGTCACCGTCTCCGGCGGCCCGGCGCCCATCGAGGTCACCGGCATCGACAAGAGCGCCTACGAGCGCATCGGCGGACTGCGGACCGGCACCATGGGCTGGCAGGCGTTCTTCAACCCAGGCACCGACCGCGCGCACCCGCAGCTGTCCACGCTCCCGACCGCCGACGTGATCTGCACGTACTTCCGTGGCACGACGCTGGGCAACCCGGCGGCCGCCATGGTCGCCAAGCAGATCAACTACGACGGCAACCGGGCCGACTCCGGTGAGTTCACCTTCCAGGTCGAGGCCCAGTGCAACGCCTTCGGAGTCGAGTGGGGGCGGTCCCTGACTGCCGGAGTCCGCACCGACACCGCGGCCACGGACGGCACGAGCATCGACACGGCGACGGCGGCCAGCTTCGGCGCGCAGGCCTACCTCCAGGCGATGGCGTTCACCGGCACCGACGTCACCGTGAAGATCCAGGACTCGGCCGACAACTCCACCTTCGCCGACGTGGCCGGGCTGTCCTTCACCCAGCTCACCGCCGGGAACACCGCCGAACGCCTGGCCCTGGCCAACACCGCCACCATCCGCCGCTACGTGCGCGCGGTCACCGCCACGACCGCCGGGTTCACCTCGCTCGCCTTCGCTGTCGTGATCGTCAAGAACGAGATCGAAGGGGTGGTCTTCTGATGAGGCCCGTCAACCGCATCGAACCGCAGATGCCGCCCGCGGCGTACAAGACCTTCGGGATCCTCGCTCCGGTCTCTTCGCACTGGCGCCCGGCTACTTGCGCCGAAGTCGACTGCGCGGACCACCGTCTCGGCTGGCGCGTGCGCGTCGAGGGCCTGGACGAGGAGCTGCTCCACGCCGCCCGCACCTCCGGGCGTCGCTACAGCGAGCTGCGCGTGGCCGAGGGCGAGACGTGGCTGGTGTTCGAGGCCGGGCAGCCCTGCTTTCGCGCCAGGCAGCACCGCACCCGGCTGGACCGCCCGGAGCTGTACGTGGTCCGTGACGGGGACTGGCGGGGCAACCCCCGCGGCACCCCGATCCGGCAGCACGCGCGGCCGGAGCACTGGGTGGAGAACTTCGCTGAGCACCAGCAGGGGCTCGCAGACGCACACCGGAAGGGATGAATCATGGCCAAGGAGAGCGGGCTCGGCTGGACGACGGCGTCGGTGGACGACGCATCGGGCACGCCGCGGGCGATCAAGAACGACATCACGAACTTGCAGTTCGCGACACCGCGAGGCGTGCAGGACATCACCGGCATCGACAAGAGCGCGTACGAGAGGCTGCTCCTCCTCGCGGACATGTCGGTGACGCTCAACGGCGTCTTCAACGACGCGAGCAACATGAGTCACGACGTGTTCAAGACCGTCACCAGCACGTCCGTGGCCCGGACGACGACCCTCACCGTGTCCGGCCAGACCTTGGCGGGCGAGCTGCTGTACACCGACTACCCGCTCACTCGCGCGGACTCCGGCGAGCTGACGTGGGCCGTGCCCGGCGTCCTCGCCGACGGCACCGTGCCGACGTGGGCCTGAGAGGCGGCACTCATGGGCTACCGCCCGAAGCAGAAGATCTACACGCTCGAATTCGAGGGCGAGGAGTACGACGGCCTTGAGGTCCGCATCCGGGGCCTCAACACCGGTCAGATGCTTGACCTCGACACCGCGCGCGCTGACGGCAGCGACGAGGCGATCATCGCCATGCTCCAGCTCATGGCGGACCGGCTCGTGGAGTGGAACGTCGAAGACGACGAGGGCCAAGCCGTGCCCGTCACCTTCGACGGTGTCCGGTCCCTGGATCTCGACTTCAACTGGGCGATCATCGACGCCTGGCAGAACGCTGTCGCCGGAGTGGCCGCCCCTTTGGACGAGCCCTTGACCGACACCGAACCACTCCCAGTGGCTTCGATCCCGACGGAAACCCTGTTGCTGCCCCCGGAGAGTACCGCCGTGCCCGCCTGATCCTCGGCCTGCTCCAGCGCTTCCCCGGCTACACCCTGTCCACCTTGCTCGCAGAGGACCCCGAGCTTCTGCGGCTCCTAGAGATCGAACGACGCGGGACCCCGCAGGAGGAGGTGGACGGCGGTGGGCAATGACATCGAGATCCGCGTGCGGGTCGCGAACAACACCGCGGGCGGGCTCGCCGCCGTCAACAACTCCGTACGCGGCCTGCGGGACAACGCACGGGACGCCAGCCGCGCGCTCGACGGTCTCGCGACGCGTTCCCTCGCCGCGGCGGCCGCCCTGCGCACGCTGGACGCCGCGGCGGACGCGGCTTCCCGCTCCCTGCGGACGCTGCGGGCGCGGGCCGCGGCCGCCGACGCCGCGGTCCGGGACCTGCGCGACGGCACGAACGGCGCGAACAACTCCCTGCGCTCTCTCAACGTCCGGGCGCAGACCGCGCACGGACGTCTCGGTGACCTCTCCACCCGCACGCGGCAACTTCGCGACGACACTGACGATCTCGACGGGAGCATGCGGCGCCTGACCGGCACCCTCGGCGGGCTCCGCGGGTCGATGGGCACGATCCGCGTGTCCGGGGACCAAGCCCACGGCGGCATGGACCGGCTGAAGCGTGCGGCGCTGCTGCTGTCTCCGGCGCTCATCCCGATCGCCGCGGCGGCCGTGCCGGTCGCGGCGAATCTCGCGGCGGCGGGCGTAGCGGTGGCGGCGTTCGGGCTGGCGATCGGCGGCCAGGTCGCGTCCATGGCGAAGGCCGCGGAGGCGGAGAAGAAGTACAAGGACGCCGTCAAGGAGCACGGGAAGGCGTCCGAGCAGGCGGCCAAGGCGGAGTCCGCGTATCTGCGGTCGGTGAAGGACATGGATCCGGCGACGCGGCGGGCGGCGGCCGCTCTGTCGGTGTTCAAGGACCAGTACAAGGCGTGGTCGACCTCTTTGGCCGGGGACACGATGCCGGTCGTCACGAAGGGGCTGGGCACGTTCGGGGCGCTGCTGCCGCGGCTGACGCCGCTGGTGCGGTCGACGAGCGGTGAGCTGGACCGGCTGATGACGGTCCTCGCGGGCGGGGTGAACTCGTCGGGCTTCGAGCGGCTGATGGACACCTTCAGCCAGTTCGCGGGTGGGGTGCTGTCGCGGGCCACGGATGGCCTGGTGCATTTCATGCGGGTGATGTCCGGCGGCGCGGGTGCCGGGCAGTTCGGTGAGTTCATGTCGTACGTCCGCGAGGTGGGCCCGCAGGTCGCCGAGACCCTCGGCAACCTGTCCCGCGCGCTGGTGCACGTGGTGGCCGCTGCGTCGGACGTCGGCGTGGGCATCCTCAGCGCGGTCAACGCGTTCGCGCAGCTGGTCAACGCGATCCCCACCGATGTCCTGAGCACGCTGTTGCAGTTCGTGGTGGTCTTCAAGGCTGTGAAGCTGGCGGCGGCCGGACTGGGCGGCGCGGGCGGCGGTCTCGCCGCGTTCGGGGCGTCGCTGGCGGCCATGCGGGTCGCTGCGGCGGGCGCGGGCGGCGGCCTGGCCGGGCTGGCGGCGGCGTTCGGCACCCTGTCGCGGGCGGCCAAGATGACCGTGGTGGCGGCCGGTGTCGCGGTGCTGGTGACGGCCCTGGTGAAGCTGTCCAGCCTCGGCCGCGAGGCGCCCCCGAACGTCGAGAAGCTCACGTCGTCGCTGGCCAGGCTGGGGCAGTCCGGCAAGGCGGGCGGGGAAGCAGCCCGGCTCTTCGGCGCTGATCTGGGTGGTCTGTACGACAAGATCCGCGCGGTGAGTGATCCGACTACCGTCGATAAGGTCCAGCAGGGCCTCGTCAAGATTTTCTCGCTGGGCATGGCGGACTCGACGCCGGTCAAGGAGGCCAAGGAGAACCTCTCCGCGATCGACGACGCGCTCGCCGGGCTTGTGAAGGGCGGCAAAGCCGAGCAGGCCGCGCAGGCGTTCGAGGCCCTCAAGAAGGCGTACCGCGAGGGCGGCGGGGACGTCGGCGACCTGAAGGGGAGACTCGACGACTACAAGTCCGCGCTGGAGGACCAGAAGTTCGAGGCCCAGCTTGCGGCTCAGGCGATGGGTCTGTTCGGGCAGCAGGCGCAGTCGGTGCAGGTCAAGCTGGCTGCTCAGAAGCAGTCCGCTGATGGTCTGCGGCAGAGCATCGAGGCCCTCAACGACGTGAACAGGGCCGCCTTGGGCGGCATGGTGGGGTTCGAGGCGAGCATCGACGCTGCGGCGAAGGCCGCGAGTGAGAACGCCGGGTCGCTCCGCATGATCAACGGGGAGTTGGACCTCAACTCGCCACGTGCGCAGGCCGCGGCGACGGCGCTCAGTGATCTCGCGACCAAGACCAAGGAGGCTGCGACCAGCGCACGGGAGTCTGGCGGGAGCTGGGAGAAGGTCAACGGGATCTACGAACGGGGCCGCGGCGAGTTCCTCAAGCAAGCGCAAGCGATGGGGCTCACGGCGGCACAGGCCCGGCACCTGGCCAAGCAGATCATGACGATCCCGAACTCCAAGAAGCTGAAGATCGAAATGCGCACCGAGGACGCGGTGACGGGGCTGAACTCCGTGATCGACGCGATGCGGAAGACACCCAAGGCCAAGAGCGTCACGGTCAAGGCTCTGACCAAGGACGCGATCGGGCTGTTGCAGTCCCTGGGGCTGAAGGTCCACCGACTGCCGGATGGATCGTTCCGGGTTTCCGCGAAGACCGGGGCGGCGCATGCCAGCATCGGCGCGGTCAAGCGGGCACGGGACGGGCTGAAGGACAAGTCGATCTCCATCGGTGCCAACACGGGAGCGTTCAGGGCGGCGGTCAGCGGGCTGGTTGGCCGGGTGCTGGGCACCTCCTTCATCAACGTGGTGTACCGCAAGAATCCGGCGGTGGGGGCCGCGCTTCTGGGTGGCATGCGTGCGTTCGGTGCCTCCGGCGGCTTGGCCAGTGGCCTGCCGCGAAAGCGGTTCGCCAGCGGCGGTGCGGTGAATGACGGCGCGGTGCAGGCGTTCCCGAGCGGGGGGTACGTGCGGGGGCCGGGTGGTCCCACGTCGGACAGCATTCTGGGCATGTTCGCGTCGGGGGCGACGGCGCGGGTGTCCGACAGCGAGTACGTCGTGCAGGCGCGGGCCGTGAAGAAGTACGGGGTCCGGTTCCTCGACGCGTTGAACGACGGCAGGCTGATGGTGCCTGGTCTGCGGCGAGGCGGTCTGACGAAGGCGCAGCGCGCGGCGCAGGCCCGCCAGCGCGCCGAGAAGGCGCGTGAGGCGGCGAGGGCGCGGAACGAGGCGCGCGCCGACTTGCGAGACCAGTTCGGCATCAGCCATTTCGGGCGGAAGGCCAACTACAGGTTGACCCCGTTCGAGAAGGCGGTCGGTGCCCCCTCGGATCTCGGCTCGCTGGTCTCCGCGCTGAACGCGGCGCGCGGCAACATCAAGCGCGCGACGACCGGCGGCACGGAGCGGCGCCTGCTGCGCGCGCTGGACTCGACGGGCAAGAGCCTGATCCGCAACGAGAAGTCGCTGGCCAAGGTCAACAGCTCCCTGGATAAGGCGTCGAGCAAGCTGAACGACTTGCGCAGCAGCGCGGCAAGCCTGCGCGAGAGCGTGCGGTCGAACGTCCTGTCGGCGGCGAACGTCACCCGCGGGGCCGGCCCGGAGAAGACTTCCACGGTCGGCTCGATCATGAGTGGCCTCATCCAGAGTAGGGACAAGGCCAGCGCTTTCTCGGGGGCCCTGACGACCCTGAGGAAGCGGGGGCTCGACAAGGGGCTGCTGAAGGACATCGCCGAGGCGGGCATCGAGGGCGGTGGGCTGGAGACTGCGGGCGCCCTGATGCGGGCGTCGAGCTCAGAGATCAGGTCGATGAACAGCCTTCAGGCACAGATCGCGAAGTCGGCATTGTCCTCCGGCAAGTCCGCGGCCGATGCCTTCTACGGGGCGGCGATCAAGGCGCAGGAGCGGCTGGTCAAGGGTCTCCAGAAGAGCCAGGACAAGCTGGAGAAGGCGATGGAGCGCCTCGCGAAGAGCATCGAGCGGACGATCTCGCGCGGCATCCGCGGGCGGAAGGCCAGCGGCGGCATCGTCGGCGCTGCGGCGTCGGGCGGTATCCGCAGCGGCCTGACGTGGGTGGGCGAGCACGAGCCCGAGCTCCTGGATCTGCCGGTCGGCTCGCGGGTGCGGTCTGGCCCGGACTCCCGGCGGCTGGCTGCCGCCGCGTCGGGCGGGCCTCGGGAGCCGATCGTTCTGGAGCTGCGGTCGAGCGGCAACGACGTCGACGAGCTCTTGCTGAAGATCCTGCGCCGCGCCATCAAGACGCGTGGCCGTGACGTCCAGCTCGTCCTTGCGGGGCGACAGGCATGAGGAAGTGATCCAGATTCACAGGTACCGCACATGGAACGGGCCAGCCCCCACCAGCGCCGCGCAGGCGTCGGTGACGACGGGCACGTCGATCAAGACGATGCTCCAACTCGCCACCCCCAGCACGCGCCAGATCCAGCTCATCTCGTGGGGTTTCACCGTCGATGACCCGCCGGGCGCCGACGGGGTCGTCGAGTTGCTCCAGGTCGACGTCGCGGCGACGGTCACCGCGCACGTGGCGTCGGGTGTGCAGCCGCTGGACCCGAACGCACCGGCCAGCCTCATGACGCTGGGCACGAGCGCGACGGGTTACACCGCGACTGCCGAGGGCACGGTCACGGCCTCGCGGGTCTTCGACGTCGTGGCGCTCAGCTCGGCGACGGGCGAGTCCCCGCTGACGTACGCGTACCAGTGGATGCCGGACGAGCGGCCCATCGTCGCAGTCAGCCGGTTCCTGCGGGTGCGGGCGACCACGGCGACGACCGCGGTCGATCTCCGCTGCTGGGTCTGCTGGGACGAATAGCCGATGCCTGGAGGTCTCGCAGCGCGGGTGATGGGCTGGCAGCGGCGTATGGGCGCCGCAGCCGGCCCCCTCGGCGCGTCCGGGGAGGCGTCGTCCGGCGAGCCGGTGACGGTGGAGCTGTGGATCAGCGGCGCGTGGGTGGACATCACCGCGTACACGATGGTCCGCGACGACAGCGGCTCGATCCGGATCACGCGGGGGATGCGGGACGAGGGCTCGCAGACGGAGCACGCCACGGCCGCATTGCAGCTGCGCAACACCGACGGCCGGTTCAGCCCGCGGAACCCCAGCGGCCCGTACTTCGGGCTGATCGGCCGTAACACGCCGCTGCGGATCTCGGTGCCGGACGGGATGGGCGGCAAGTCGTACCGGCTGTGGGGCGAGGTCTCCGACTGGGCGCAGGGCTGGGACACCAGCGGCAACGATGTGTGGACCGACGTCGAGGTGAGCGGCATTATCCGGCGTCTCGCGCAGGGTCCGGCGCCGGAGCGGTCGGTGATCTACTCCGCGATCACTGATCCTCTGCTGCCGCAGGTGGTGGCGTACTGGCCGTGCGAGGATCCGGCCGAGTCCACCCAGCTGGCGTCGGCGCTGGTGTCGGGGTCGCCGATGCGCTGGTCCGGGACGCCGACGCTGGCCTCGTACGACGGGTTCAAGGCCTCTGACCCACTGCCTGACTTGTCCTTGGCCACGCTGTCCGGCGGTGTCGCACGCTACGACGACCCGACGAGCACTCAGGTCCGTTTCCTCGCCTCGTTCCCTGCTGACGGACTGTCCAACGGGAAAGTGCTCTGCGCGATCGACCAGTTCGACTACAGTCCCGGCTCCGCGCAGTTCTGGGAGCTGTACTACACGACGGACACCAAGAGCCTCACCCTGTCTCAGCACGACTCCGTCGGCTCTGAGCTCGGCGTCGCGCTGCCGCACACGCTGGACGTCCGCGGGCGCCAGCTCTACGTGTCGATCGAGTTCTCCGAGAACGGCACGAGCCTGACCCGGGCGGTCCGGCTGACGGACGTGAACAGCGGCGTGACGTACAGCGCGACCGACACCGCCTTCCTGACGCAGGTCAGCCGGGTGACCCGCGTCCAGTTCGGTCCGGCGAGCCGGTCGGTGGTCGGGCTGGGGGGCACGCAGTACCTGCCCGGGGTGGCGATCGGACACGTGACGGTGGAGACCGCGGTCACGGCCACGAACGCTCTCGGCGTGCGCCTCAACCCGATCGGCGAGCGCGCCGGCCGACGCGTACAGCGGCTGTGCGGTGAGGAGGCGATCCCGGTCGACTGGATCGGCGACCTCGACGACACGGTGGCGATGGGCGCGCAGGGCCGCTCGAACCCGCTGGCCTTGATGCGCGAGTGCGTCGAGGCGGACGGCGGGATGCTCTACGAGAGCACTGCGGTGCTCGGGCTGGGGTATCGGACGCGCGGGTCGCTGTACGGCCAGGACCCGGCGCTGGTGCTGGACTACGCGGCCTACAACCTGGCTGCGGTACCTGTGCCGGTGGAGGATGACCAGCGGGTCCAGAACAAGGTCACGATCACGGTCAACGGCGTGAGCGCCACGTACGAGGAGACCGAGGGCGCCCTATCGACGGCGCTGCCACCGGCGGGTGTGGGTGCGTACGGCACGGACGTCACACTGAATCTGAGCAGCACGGACACGGTCGTGCTGCGGGATCAGGCGGCGTGGCGGGTGCACCTCGGCACGGTGGACGAGGCCCGGCACCCGCAGATCAGCGTGAACCTCGCGCACCCCTCGTTCGTCGCGAACCCGGCGCTACGGCGGGCCGCGCTCGCGCTGCGGCAGGGCGACCGCGTGCAGATCCAGAACCCGCCCGCATGGCTGCCGCCGCAGGCCATCGACCAGCTCATCCTCGGCGTCGAGGGGACCATCTCGCACTTCCAGCACCGGCTCGTGTTCACCTGCGCCCCGGCGTCCCCGTACACGGTGGGTGTCCTCGACTCGCCGGACGCCCGGCTCGACACGCCGGGCTCCGAGCTGACTGCTGCGGTGTCCTCTTCGGCGACGGCTCTGACGGTGGCGCCGTCGGCGGGCGAGTCGACGCTGTGGACGACGGACCCGGCGGGGGCGCCGTGGGACATCCAGGTGGGCGGCGAGGTCCTGACGGTCACGGAGGTGCAGTTCGTCGTGCAGGACGGCTTCGACCGGACGCAGACCAGCGGGTGGGGGACGGCTGAGTCCGGTCAGACGTGGACCACCACGGGCGGGTCGGCGACGGACTACTACGTGGAGGGCGTCTGATGGGGGATCTGTATGCCTCGTACGCGGCGCTAGCGGCGGCGGAGACTGAGGGCGTCGACTATGAGCGGCGCACGGTGGACGTCACCGGGGCGACGTGGACGTCGATCGCGATCCACGGGGGCGGCATCGAGGCCGGGTCGGGCGAGATGGCCCGGTACGTGGGCGCCGGTCTGATGGATCACTATGAGTTCGCCGGGATCAAGGCCAGCGGCAACACCGACCTGCACATCACCTCGACGAACTTCGACGAGCCGAACTGTGTAGCGCTCGTGGCCGCCAGCGTGCGCACCCTGTCCTTCCACGGCTACCAGGGCACCGACGGCGTGGCCGCCACCGCGCTCGGCGGCCTGGACACCGTTCGCCGTGACCGGGTCTCCGACGCGCTCACCGCGGCGGGGTTCACGGTGGTCACTGCGCCGCAGGAGATCAGCGGGTCTGATCCGGCGAACATCTGCAACCTGAACGCCAGCAGCGCGGGCGTGCAGTTGGAGATGTCCCGTCAGCAGCGGGCGGATTTCTTCCCGGGCGGCGACACCTCCCGGACGATGCGCGACAGCGGGCAGCGCACGGATGCGTTCTACGCCTACGCTGCCGCGGTCATCTCTGCTTTCGACGGGGAAGCGAAGATCGACTTGAACAGCATCAACTCGTCCCGGTGGGCGACGATCGCTTACGGGCAGGCGGACTGCGACATCACCGTGGACATGGCGACGGACGTGCTCGCCACGGGCGGCAGCCACTTCCTCGCGCTGACCGGGCGCTTCATCGACACCGACAACAACTACCTGGCGCGGGTCGCGTTCAACACCGACCAGTCGATCACGCTCACCCTGCGGAAACGTGTCGGCGGTACGGAGACGCTCCTGGCGACTGCCTCCACGGATCTGACGCACGCCGCGGGCCGCCAGTTCACTGCTCGTCTACAGATCGTCGGCCGCACCCTGTCCGCGAAAGTCTGGCAGAGCGACACCGCCGAGCCGTCGGCGTGGCTGGTCTCCACCACGGACTCCTCTCTGACGGGGCCCGGATCGGTCGGCATGCGGTCGATCTTGTCGACGACGAACTCGAACACGCTGCCGGTGACGGTGTCCTACGACGCGTTCCGGCAGCTCGGGCCGCAGGTGTTCACCGTGACCCGCTCCGTCAACGGAGTCGCCAAGGCCCACGCCGCAGGCGCGGATGTGCGCCTCGCTTCCCCGACCATCCTCGCCCTGTAAGGAGCCGTGCTGTGCCTGAGGCGTATCCGACACCGCTGGCCGGTCAGCGGCTGACTGCGTCGCTGCTGCGGTCGATGCAGCCGATGACCGTGCGGAAGACCGCGGACGAGTCCCGGTCGGCAACGACGACGCTCGCCACCGACACCCACCTGGTCGTCTCGGTGGAGGCGTCCGCTGTCTACACGATGACCGGCTGGATCAAGTACTTCGCCGACCCAACCCCGGACATCAAGATCTTCTTCTCGACGCCGACGGGGTGCCTGGGCGAGTGGGCGTGGATCATGCCCGGGGCCAGCACCGCCGCCGCCGGGACGGGCGGCTACTCGGTCCGCACCGAGACCAACGATGTCGCCAGCTTCAGGACCGGCTACGGCACATCGGACTCCATCCACTTCACCCCGGTCAGCGGCTTGTTCCGCGTGGGTGCGACGGCCGGGTCCATCGCGATGCAGTGGGCACAGAACACGTCCTCGGCGACCGCGACGACCTTGTACACCGACAGCTGGCTCTCGTACCAGCGGATCGCCTGAGGAGGCACCCATGCCCTACGTCACCGACCGTCGTGCGTCCACGCAGTACGACGGCTCCAACGTCGCCGATGTCCTCGCGTGGCTCGACGGCACGTACACCGTGCTCAGCGAGACCGAGACGACCCTCGTCCTCCGCGACGGCGAGGGCACGCGCAAGCCCATCCCGACGGGTGGCTGGCTGGTGCGGGACGCGAACCGCTCGCTGGTCTGGTACGGGTCCGCGGCCGCGTACGAGGAGCGGTGGGTGGTGGTCGCGCCGTGACCTCGCTATCGGAGTTCTTCCCCACCAGCACGACGAAGGAGGGCTCGCCATGGCCCCACCGATGACAGCTGCCCAGTTCGCCCAGGCGCTCAGAGCCGAGGGCGTCACCGTCGTCGAGGTCGGCGACTGGGAGCACCACAACCGCAACCACGCGGGCCCGTGGGGTCCGGTGCACGGCGTGATGATCCACCACACCGTCACCCGGGGCTTGGCCGCCACCGTCGACATCTGCCGCCGCGGGCACTCCGCGCTGCCGGGCCCGCTGTGCCACGGCGTCATCACGAAGGACGGCCGGGTCCACCTGGTCGGGTACGGGCGCGCGAACCATGCGGGCCTGGGCGACGACGACGTGCTCCGGGCGGTCATCGACGAGCGGCCGCTGCCCGCCGACAACGAGCACAGCGTCGACGGGAACCGGCACTTCTACGGCTTCGAGTGCGAGAACTGGGGCGACGGCGAGGACCCGTGGCCGGCCGCGCAGCTCCTGGCGATCGAGAAGGTCTCCGCGGCGATATGCCGTCATCACGGCTGGTCGGCGCGGTCGGTGATCGGGCATCTGGAGTGGCAGCCCGGCAAGGTCGATCCGCGGGGGGTCGGTATGGCTTACATGCGGGGCCGGGTGGCGGATCGGCTGGAGGGGACGGCGCCGGGTCCGTCGCTTCCGGCGCCGTCGCGGCCGTCGGTGTCGCTGTCGAAGCTGATCAAGGCGGCGAAGACGGACCCGACGAAGAGTGGGACGCCGGTGTCGTACAAGGGCGTGCGCACGGTGGAGGCCGCGCTGGTCGACGCGGGGTTGCTCGCGAAGCCGCGCGTCGATGGGCATTGGGGGACGGCGACGGTGACGGCGTACGCGGAGTGGCAGAAGCGCTGCGGCTACTCCGGCGCAGGGGCCGACGGCATACCGGGGACGGCCTCGCTCAAGAAGCTCGGCGACCGATACGGGTTCTCCGTCGTCGCCTGATCAGAAGGGAAGAGCATGTCAGAGCAGACCAACGTGCCGCCGATCTTGCGGTACTTCGAGTACGGGCACCTGCCGGAACACTTGGGGGCCGTCAGTGCTCCGTTCGCGGATCTGGCCCACCGGCTCGTGGAGGCGCTGCCTTCCGGGCCGGAGCTGTCCGTGGCGCTGCGCAAGCTGCTGGAGTCCAAGGACGCGGCGGTGCGCGCCGCGCTCGACCTTCCGAAGGAGGGCTGAACCATGCGGATCTTCGGCAGAGAGCCGGTGTACATCCTCGCGGTCGTCGCGATCGGCCTGAAGCTCGGCGCGGCGTACGGCCTCGACGTCTCGGAGGAACAGCAGACCCTGATCAACACGGCGCTCGCCTGCGCCGTGGCCGTGGCGTCGGCGGTGGTGCTGAAGAACGGCGCGGTGGGTGCGGCGATACTCCAGTTCGCCAGCGCGCTCCTGGCGCTGTTCCTCGGCTTCGGCCTGGACCTGTCAGCGGAGCAGCAGGCGGGGTGGATGTCGCTCGTCGCCGCAGTGCTGGCGCTGTTCGAGCACCGGGAGGTGACGGCGCCGGTGCCTGCGCTGCGGTCGGAGCAGAAGAGCCCCCTCGACGCGCGCGCCTGACGGAGGGGGTGAGCGGTGGCTGACGAGCCGACACTCGGCGAGGTGGTCCGCAGGTTCGAGGACCGCCTCGCCGACGTGCGCGACGACATCCAGCAGCTCGGCCACCGCATCGACACCAAGGTCAGCCAAGAGGTGTACGACCTGCGGCATGAGGCGCTGGCCTCGCGGGTGACGACGCTGGAGACGCTGCGGGAGAAGGACGCCGAGCGGATCGTGGCCACCAGGCGCTGGCTGATCGGCGCCGTGGTCGTGCCGCTCGTCGGGATCCTGCTGCCGGTCATCATCCTGCTGACGCGAGGGTCGGGGTCATGACGCGCGGGCAGATCCGGGCGGAGGAGCGGCGGTGGCGCCGCGGCGACGTGTTCGCGGTGGTCGGTGCCATCGTGCTGGGCGCCGTGATCGCGTGGATCGTGCTGACGGTGCAGGCCTTGACGGATGACCTGCGCACAGCGAACGAGGTCAGGGATGCCCTGGCCAGGCAGGTGCAGGGACTTGGAGAGAAACCGATCGGCGGGCCGCCGGGGAGCCGAGGGGAACCGGGCCGCAGCGTGACCGGGCCGCGGGGGCCGCGTGGTCCCGCAGGCGAGCCTGGAGATCCGGGCCCGTCCGGCAGCCCGGGCCGGAGCGGCGCGGCGGGGAAGGCTGGCGCCGCGGGCCGGGAGGGCGAAGACGGTCCGGCCGGGGAGGCGGGCCAGAGCGGGGAGGCCGGCGCGCCGGGGGCAGCGGGCGCGAACGGGGCGGACGGCGCGGACGGCGTCGCGGGTCCGCCGGGGCCGCAGGGTGAACCGGGGCCCGCGGGCCCGGCGGGATCGCAGGGCGAGCAGGGGCCGCGCGGTGAGCAGGGGCCCGCGGGCGAGCCTGGTCGGGACGGGCAGACCTGCCCGGAGGGGTACAGCCTCCAGGCGCCGGCCGGGGATCCGGATGCGCTGGTGTGCCGCAGGGACGGTGCTCCGGATCCGGGTGAGGGTGAGCCTCCGCCGCAAGCTGCGGCTCTGGATCCGGCGCGTCGGCAGTACTGATCGGCGGTCAGGCGGCGATGACGATCTGTGCGGCGCGGGTGGCGGTGATCCATTCGATGAGGAGGTGCTCGTATCTTGCGCGCTGCTCGTGGGTGAGTCCGATGCGGGGGTCGGTCCAGAGTGCGCGGATGTCCTCGTTCACGGCCGCAGCAGGCCGCACGGGGCCCGAGGGCTGGAGGTTGGGGGACATGACTCAAGCGTAGAGGCGGGCGTCAACAGCACAACGGCCCCCGCACAGCGGGGGCCGTCAGGCGTACCGTTCTGAGTGTCGAGCTCTGAACGGAGGCACCAGTATGCCCGAGACCACCGACAGCGGCGCAGTACCGCAGCTCACCTTCGGCCAGCGTGTCCAGCGCGCACGGACACGGGGCGGCCGGACCCGCGCCTACGTGGCAGACGTGATGGGCCACTCAGAGGAATGGGTCAAAGCGATCGAACGAGGCACCATCGGCATGCCGCGGCTCCCTAAGCTGCTGCGGCTCGCCCACATCCTCGGCGTCGAGGACATCACGGAACTGACCGGCGATGACCGGATCGCAGCGGCCACGTACACCAAGGCCGAGCACCGGCACCTGCCCATCATCAAGCAGGCCCTGAACCGGTACGACCTCACCAGCGCCGACCGGCCAGCGGAATCGGCGGAGGTGCTTTCGGCGAGGCTGCGGCAGGCGTGGAAGTTGTGGCACGCCGCGGACGACCAGGACGCCGGTGGCGGCAACCGGTCCCGGATCGGGCAGCTGCTGCCCGCGCTCCTCGCTGACACCCGGCACGCCGTCCGCACTCTCGACGGCGCCGATCGCCGCCGCGCGCTCATGGCGCAGGCGCAGTCATACCACCTCGCTCAGTTGTTCTTGTCGTTCCAGCCCGCGCCTGATCTCGTCATGCTGACCGGCGACCGGGCCATGGCTGCCGCTCAGGAGGCGGACAGCCCGCGCGCCATCGCCACCGCGGCCTGGTACGTCAACCATGTGCACCGCGACGCCGGTGACGCCGCCGAGGCCCGCGTCGAGCTCGCCGAGCAGGCCGTTGCCCTGCTGCCCAAGACTGATGATCCGGAGTGCATCGTCCGCCGCGGGCTGCTCTACCTGGCCGTCGCTCTCTCCTACGCCAAGACCGGCCAGGAAGGGGACGCCTGGCGGTACTGGGACAAGGCCGACGATGCCGCTCGCAAGTTGGGGGACGACTACGCCCACCCCTGGCTGATCTTCGGGCGGGGGATCGTCGACGGGTACGCCATCACCATGCACAACGATCTCGTCCAGCCCGTGAAAGCTCTGGAAGTTGCGGACGCCCTGGACCTACGGCGTATCCCCTCCGCAACCCGCCGCTCGTACCACCTCATCGAGACGGCGCGAGCTCACCGGCTGCTCGACGAGAGCGCAGCGGCTATGTCCTACCTGCAGCGAGCGCACCGGGAATCTCCCGAGACGATCCAGTACAACCTCTACACGCGATCGACGCTGCCCGGCCTGGCGACGGCGGGGCCGCGCGTCGTCCGTGACGACGCGCAGGAGTTGGCGCAGGAGTTGGGGGTCCCGCTCCCTGCATGATCGCGTAGGGGGTAGGAACCCTACCTCCGGGCGAGGGGGTAGGGACCCTACCTGTTGCGGAGCATGATCACCCCTACGGTCGCTGGTGTGAGGCAGATCACCACGACCGTGAGGGTGTCCCGATGAGCGACAGACAGCTGATCACCGAATGGCTGGCGCGGACCGACACCAACCCCGGCGCGGTCTACCGAGCGTGGAACAAGGACAGCGTCGCCCTGCTCCCGCTCGGCCGCAGCTTCGACGCCGTCCGCGTCCCCTGCGAGCGCATGCACGCCGCCGTGGGCAGCGACGACCCGCAGATAGTCGCTGCCGCACTCCTCACCTGGCTCGACGGCCCCGTCATCCGGGACCTCCGCAGCAGCATGGGCCCGTACTACGTCCTCATCCCACCGGACGCCCCGTGGGACGGCGCGGAAGAATGCCTCGGCAACGACACCTACCTCGGCGTCCCTCGCCCCGGGGTGCTGTCGCTGCACGCACACTGGGTCGTCCTCCCTTCCTCTCCTGGTCACCTGTGCGAGCCCGCGCGCCTCGCCGCGCTGCTGGCGACCGCCGAGCCACTGGCGGTCGAGTCGTGAGCGCCACCACGGCGGAGCTGAACGCGGCAGCGACGCGGGTCTACGCGACGTACATGGACCACCTCGGCGCCTGCACCCCCTGCCAGCAGATGGACCACTGCCCGAAGGGGACCCGCCTGCGCCTCTCCTGGAAGCGAGCCCAGGGCGCCGCCATCCGGGCCCGCCTGAACCGCCGGGGAGGTGCCCCGTGCGGGACGTGAGCATGGCCATCCGCATCTGCGTCGCACCCGGGGTGTGCTCCCTCACCCCCGAGCAGAACGCCGGCACCGTCTGCGTGTGGTGCCCCGCGGCACTGCTGCCCGGCGAGGGCATCGACTTGGGCGGCTCCGGCCCCTGGCTGCCCCACGCCTGCCCCGCCTGCTACCACGCGCAGACCGCGGCCCTGGCGACGTACTACGACTGGATCGAGCACCACCAGCAGTGCGAGCCCTGCCGCAGTGTCCCGTGCGAGCAGTCCCTCGCGCTACGGCACGCCGCCATGCGGGCCCGGGAGGAAGCCGGGCGGCCTCCGCCCCTCTGCGCGTCGTGCCTGGAGGTCATCGGGCCGGGCGAGGGGTGCATACCGCTGGTCTGGGACGGCAACGGCCGGCCGGTGCTGTCGATCCTGCACACCGGGCCGTGCGCGTACCCGCGGCGCGGCTTCTCCATCCACGTGCCCCCGCCCGCGGGAGGGGAGTGGTGAGCGCGGGGACTTTGATCTGCTGGCGGTGCGACAAGCCGATCCGGCCGGGCCAGCCGTATACGCGACACGCGAAAGACAGTCCGTCGCGTGCAGGGGTGACGGTGGTGTGGCACGTGGAGCGGTGTCGACGGCGGCGGTAGATCAGCGGACGAGATCAGCGAGGGGCACACCGATCGCGTCGGCGATCCGAAACAACGTGTCCAGGGTGGGCGCCTGCTGGCCTTGCTCGATGCGGACGACCGAGGGCCGGTCGAGTCCGGTCGTGAGGGCGACGGCCTCTTGAGTCAGGTTGGCGTGTCGGCGTGCTGCGCGGATCCGTTCGCCGACGACGCGGCGCCGGGCGAGCACCGAGTCGGAGGGACGGGCAGATGGCAC